TCATTTGTTCTCTCCCTTGATAAGAGCAATCAGATGTTCTCCGTACCAGTTTTCAAAGTCTCCACAGGTGCAGCCAACAAAACCACCTTCAATACCTGCTTCTGGCTCATGCGACTCCATCAGTCCAAAAATGCGTTCACGCTCATTGGTAATTGTCTTAGCTTTATATTTTGCTAACCAAAGGTCAAACATTCGGTTTGCGTAAGTGCTATCTACTCTTTCGGCTGAGTATGCGTCACGCACATCTGCTGTTTTTGGTATAAGGTCACTCATTTTGTTTCTCCCTTGATAAGTTCAAGTGCTAGGTTGATGCCGTCTTTAAGCGACCAAGCACCATCTTCTTCATAGTAGGCACCCTCAATGCTTTCTAAAAGTTTGATAATCCGCTCCTCGGCGTGTTTCACACCTAACTGAAACTCTGATACCCCACAACATTCGCAAGGTTCGGTGAACTCTTTTGGTGGGTTATTGATGATGTTGTAAATGTGTGTGTCTTTGTTGTTGTTATTTATACTCATTTCTTTTCCTCCGCTTTCCAGGTATCAATAAGGTCAATTGCCTCACAAAAACAAAAACCCTTTGTGTTGTGAGTTCCAATTGTGCATTTGTTATTTTCTCGTAGCATTGCCATCAATTCCTCCTTGGCATACTCTGTGCCATTGAAAAACCCTGTATTGTATTCAGCCTCAATTGCTTTGCCAATTACTTTGTTTTGTTCTTTTGTAAACTCAGACATTTGTTTTCTCCTTACGGTAATCCATCCACTTGAAAAGCAGAATCAGCGGTGAAGCAAGGTATAGCCCTGCAACCATTCCCCATAGAAATGTCATTCTGCAATCTCCTCTGGAAATAGAAAGTCCAAGAAACCCAATACTGCATCTTCTGCTAAGGCTTTATCTTCTGGTGACTTCCAGTATGTCTTATTAATGTAATCGTATGCTTGTTCTGCTATTTGTTTTTCATTCATATTGGGTTCCGTTCTTTTAGGGTTTATACTATTATGACAGAGACTTAGGCGTTTGTCAACTCTGATTTGAAAGAATTTAGATAAATTTCTGCGGTAGGTAGTTCATCTAAACTAAATGATTCCTCAAAGCCATTCCACTTAGTAGTAAACTTACGTGTAGAGAAATCAATAGTATATACACCCTCACAGAATAGATCGTCATTCTCAAACTCTGATTCGTCCTGGAGAGGAATAGTTGCATTAGAATAAACTAATACCCTCAAGATATCGCAGCCAGTATCTCTAGTTAGACTAGGATACATAATAGAAAAGTCTTGACCTTGCTCAAATGTCATCATATCTTCATCATTTACAAATGGCTTAGAGAGTTCTGCAAGTTCTTCCTGTGTAGCAAATCTTGCCTTGACCAATGATTTCTCAATCTTATCAAGCATCTTGTGTTCTGAAATGAAATCTAGAATCCTGGTTCCAGTATATGAAGGGTAGCCATCCCATTGGCCATACTGTGCAACACGAGTACGTCCAGTAGAGTCAATCACCTTAGTTAGATTGCGAGTTCCCATTGGAAACCTTTCTTTAGGGTTTTTTCGATACTCAATTCTCTCACAGATTCTGGGAAAAGTCAAGTACTATCGTAATTGTTTTTTCTATCGTAATTATCTTATTATTATGTAAAGTGAGGCCGACCACATTCGATCAGCTTTGTCAATAGAAAAACCCCCAGAGTTTCCTCTGAGGGCTAATCTATTTTTGACTAAGCCATTACGACCTGACGAACAACTTTCATTAGGCGGTTCTTTTCAGCATTGGTCATTGGGTCAAAACCACTAGCACTTGCCAAGATAGATTCGTTAGAACCCTTACGCCCATTGCGATACCAATCCAAGCGTTCCGTTAGAGCGTTATAAGCACCCCAAGCAGTTCCTGAAATGGTGTCGTTGAATTGACCAACATAAATGTCATTGAGCAAGTCAATCTTAGTTGCGTGTTTGGTGTTTGACGCTTTTGCGTTTTCATCTTTTGGAGCAGGATAAGCAAGTTCAACAATCTTGTCGAATTGTGCTTTGGTAATTTCTGTTTCAATCATCTCATTAGCCATAGCAGAAAACTCGTCAATGTATTTGTGAGCCAAGCCCAACGCTTCACGAGCAACAGCAATCTTGCCCTCTGCTGTCTGTGTGTGTCTAATCTTGAATGTCTGCTTAGGAGCGTTCTTGCCCTTTAGAGAAGTCAAAGCCAAGTTTAGAGTGTTAGCACAAACAACACGAACAGGAGTGATACTTGCCTGAATAGCAATCGAACCGTCGTGTGAAGTATTGACAAGCAAGTAGTTGTCAATCTTATCAGCAACGCCATTTGGGTCAAGGGTAATTGAATTGGTCAATGCGATAGCACCAAAGACAACACGCCCACCACGAATAGAGCCAGCAGTTTCCCAACGTCCACCACCGTCTAGCAGGTTATCACCAAACGAGAATAGGTCTTCGTTCTGTAATGGAACATAGCGTTCACCAACGACACCAAGAATGTCATTTGTGCTACGGTCAAAAGGGTTAGTCCTAGTCACGAATGAATAGTTCTTGTCGCTGTTGAAACCCTCTGGAGTTTCTACGTCCTCAAGGCGAACGTTCCAATCGTTTAGTTTTGCCAAAGACAACATCTGTGCTGTGTCTACCTCATCAGCAAAGACTGTTCCCAATCCATGCCAAGCAGGTTGGCGAAGTGAAGCAAATGCTGTTTCGCCGTTTACTGTTTCTAAGTCGTGAGCCATAGGAGCCAACTTTCTTTTTAGGGGTGAATGTTTAGTAAGACTATTATCCCACGAACCACTGACAATGTCAAGCGTATTTAGATAATTATTTGGGGAAAAATAGATCGTGTCGTAACTTGACATCTGATCCAAGATCTGGTCGGCCCCGAAGGGGGGCCAGTTTTACATCATGGCCAGGATGTTTCATACCACTATGAAAATAGTGGACGTGTTAGTTTTTCAAGGTTATCTAGTTTATCAATATACTCTTCAAGTACATCACGCATGTACCCTGCACTAACGTGTGCACTGTGGCTTGCAATATATTCATCGTGAAGCTCCACAGAATATTGTCTAATTAGTTTATTTAGTTTACGTTTACTCATCTTCTTCTTCCTCATCTGGAACCTCTTCAACATCAATAGAGACAACATCTTGATATGTGATATCGCTATCCATGCTGTCTCCCCATGATTCCCATGCTAGGGCTTCTGCTGCTTCTTTAGATTCCGCTTCAATCTCTCCAGCAAATTCAATTGTCATTTCAATATAAAACTTTGGCATTAATCCATCTCTCCGTCGTAGTATTTGTGTGAACAGTCAACACACATCTTTAGTTCTTCAAACCATATGTCATGGTCAACAGGTGTTTGGCAATAGACACAAGGTCGTGTCTCTGTGTATTTATATTCTTGGTCACCCTCGCAAATATCGCAAAAGGGATTACAGTCAAAGCCACCTTCGTGGACTGGGCATTCAATCATCATACCCACAATTCTATCCTGAGCCTCTGACATTTTAGCAACTCCCATCTGTAGGAATACGTTCTTCTGGTACGCCCATCATACGCAATACAGTTTGAGTTCTTTCAATAACACCCTGTATATAATCACCCATTGGGTCGTTTATGGAAAGGGTATCAAGTTCAGGAATCAATTCTTCAAGGTCAATAATCAACCTATTGATAATAGCCTCATTACTCATCATAGCCATGTCCGTTCTGTAGAATGTAAATAAATTCAAGGGCCTCAAGGAATCCTTCATTGTATTTTCTATCCATAGTGTGGTCTATGTCATAGCCAGATAGTTCTTCATTGTTGACAGACATTGCTAAAGATAGACGAGCCAACTCAATTTGCTTTTCTAATTCATTCATAGATACCATTGTAGTCATACCCTCTGACATTTTAGTCCTCCCACTCAGATACATCTTGGCCATTCAAAACGGCATTGGCATAATCGTAGCGGTCGTTATCGCTCAGGGTACCTAGTAGTTCCATCTGCTCCTCAGTGAAAGCGTCGTGGTCAGCAATAATAATCTTGCCACCACCATAGTTGCCATCCTCAGAAAAGTACAAACCATCGTATTCAACATAAGCCATTAGTTATTCTCCTTTACGCAATCGCATTCTTGAACCATTAGTTTACCATTGACCACTGACACTACACCAAACTCATTACAGGTTTCGCAAAAGTGGATAGACAAATTGCCTTGCATAGGGGTTCCTTTCTTTATACCTCTATTGTATAACAGGGGTACGACATTTTGGGGAACGTAAAGGGCGTGTCTTAAAGTTGTTATTGTTTTGTTATCTGAGCCGACCACAAAATGGATCAGTTGTCAAGCTGCCAAGATCAGGGCAAAAGAAAAACCCCTACCATTTCTGATAGGGGCTAATCTTATTTTATTTAGATAAGGTCAATCACAGCAGAGTATGAACTTGCTGAAACTTCCTCTTGGGTAGTCATACGCAAGATACGCAAGTTGCGTTCTAGGATTTCCTTACGAGTTGTGTATTCACGACCAAAACTTTCTTTCTGATTTGGGCGTGTTGGTTCTGTTGGCTTGGTTGGGAAACCTAGCACATCAGTATCAAACTCAACAGAGATAGAGTTGTAGCGGTATGAAGAGGTTAGACGAGCAGGTGAAGAACTATCAGTTCCAATGTTGTCAGGGTTGCTTAGGGCTTCCTTAGCCTTAGTCAATACCTCAGCCTCATACGCCTTTACTTCTTCCTTGTATGTCTTTACTGCCTCAGAGTAGTTAGCAACCTCTTCGTCAATCTTAGCAATAGACTTCTCAATGTCAGCGATTAGAGATGAGGTTGGGATTTTTACAGACAGGGTTCTAGCCATAATTAGACTTCTTTCTTTTAGGGGTATTTGTTTATTACTTGATTATTGTATCAGAGGGGTCTGACATTTTAGTTGCTAGGTGAGAGCCTTACATCTACTTCTAGAATAACTCATCTTGTGCTTTGTAGAAACCTAACAAACTAAAATTAGTTTATTACTTTACAGTAGTCCAGCGGTCTTGTCCGTTCACCAAAAGGCGAACACGAGCAGAACCAGACTTGTTCTTTACGATTTCCTGAATTGTTCCTACAACGCCAGACTTAGCGGTGGTGAACTGTGAGCCAACAGTTAGAGTGTTCATTTTTGCTTCTTTCCGATACAGAGTATCTTGTTTGCTAGTGATTTCTAGTTATTTACAACTTTTGTTGTATCTCTATTATAGGGCTACCCTACGACATTGTCAAGTGTTTTGGCATAATTTCTTTTGTGGATTTTCACAAACTTTTTGGGGATTTTTTGTGCGTGTCGTAAGTTGACTGGGGATCAAGAATGTGGTCGGCCCCCTATCGCCAATTAAAAATTACAGCAAGAATAATTATTCCAACTAGAATAAAGAATGGTCCTGCAAAAATTATGCAGCCTAAGTCCATTGCTCCTATTGCAGGATAATCACTATCGCTATTGTCAACACTACCCATAAAAAGTACTCCATCCTATTTACCATTATCCCATACAACTTCTGAACAGTCAACACACTCAATTGCAATATTGATACCGCCATAAGTCACTGCGGTTAGGTCATGGTGAAAGTGTTCTTTTACACGTCCCTCTATCCAATCACTCTCATATCGCATACCTGCACTAAACACTTCTGGATTTTCTTGGTAGGCCTTCAACTTTTCCATTACTCTGCACTTCCTCTAATGATAATCCAAATAAGTGCCTGCATTGAGCGTGGTGTCATTCCAAATTCGAATGCAACCTTTTTTACTGCATTAGCCAATTCGTTATAGGTTGACTGATTAGGTGTTTTCTTTTCAATACCAACTGCTCTCAACATCCATACGTCAATTACTACGGCCTGCTCATCACCTGCAATAGCCTTAGCGAATGCATTAGTTTTCATTCCCTTTAGTGCACTGAATCCCATAGTCAAAGAATTGTTAGCCATAGTCATGTTGTTTTTGAATCCTGGTACATGTTCACCTAGTGAGAAACTAATAGCCTTAGTGACATTGGCAGACCAACGTTCACGAGGTGAGAATGCACTAACAACACTTGCACCAACTTCAAGATAGGTGTCTAGGTTCCTTGCAACTTCAAGTGCAACCTTTTCTGCGTCAACATACCATTTACTGGCCTGCTCTACTTGTCCAAAGGTTGCCTTGCTTACTAGTGCACGATAGATTTCTACGTAGTTAGTCATGGTGACTTCTTTCTTTAGGGGTTGATAAGATAAGTTTACTACAGGGGTACGACATTATAGGAATTCGAATGGATCCCGATCTTGGAATATTTCCTCAAAGTCATAGAGTGAGTACGCTTCTGGATTAGCGTAGTAGTCTTGCAAAGCTTCTTTTATTTCCTCTGCTTGTTCATCCATGTTAGTATTCCTCTCCGCTTATGAATCCCTCAATACGAGTATTCTCAACAACCTGCATTGCGGTCACTTCAATACTTCCGTCACGATTACGAACTTGGAAGTCACCAATTTTTGGCAGGGTAAGCATACGATAGTAGTCACCGTCATCATAGGCGTGAATCGCTTCAACACATACGTCAACCATTTCAATTGGAATAGGTGGATAACAATTTCCTCTAAGGTGCATGCCAACTGCATCTCTCAAGGTCACGTTAGGGAATAGGTCATTGTCTTGAATCTCTGCTACAAAGTTGCTGCCCATTAGTATCCTGCCTTCTCTAGAATTGATAGAATTTGTTCAATAGTGTCGCTATCAAGGTTATCAATAGCCGCTTCGTTGATTACGTTTTCAAACATGCAACTCATTTCTTTTGGGGTTATTAGTATTAGTATAAACTATTTGTTAGTAATTGTCAAGGGCCTTACGCTTATTTTCTGAGCGTGTCCCCTTGTATTTTTTAGGCACGACAACTTGCTTCTTGCCAGCCTTTAGCATAGAGTGGAATAACGCTTGGCTCTCTGCCTTGCGTCTTGCTTCATTTCTTTTACCTAACATACAACTATCTTAGCATTACCCTATGACATTTTGGGAAATTGGGGCAAATTTCTTAATTAACGTAATTTGACATTTGATCAAAAATGGGGCCGACCACACCTGCCAGCTTTTGTCAAGCCAGCAAGTGGGTGTGTCTAAAACGGTGGGGTATCTTTTTCAATCCAACCTGCCATTTTCCAAAGAATGTATCCCTGCATTATGTTGAAAGCCAAAGATAGAATTAGTGCTAGTGTTAGAATGTTTTCCATTAGTTCCCCTTTACAGCATTACGGAATCGAATCTCATCAAAGCGTGAGTTATCATTTTTGAACATAGAAACAAAATCACTAACCATTTTTGAAAATAATGCTGGGTGTGTTTTGTCGCTTGCGTAGTTTAGAATCTTTGCGGTTTCGACATAGTCTTTGCGTGTCATCATTATTTTCTATCCTTAGTTTTTGTGAGCGAGTGAAAAGGTAAAGTAGCCCTCAAAGTGTGGGCTTGGGATTTTGTGGTGAAACATAGGCATTAGGTTTAGGTTGTTAGCCATTAGACCCAATCCACCGCATACCTCGCAAGGTGTTAGTTCTTCATCTGAATACATAGGTTTTCCCTTCTTAGTTGTTTTTAGTTTAGCATTACCCTACGACATTTTAGAATGTCTTGTTTAGGTGTAGGTTCACCCATTTTTGCCACATAGGGCCAGGCATATCGTTAGGCTTTACCCCTGCGTGAATGACCTTTAGCATTTTGTTGTAAAAGTCTTTTTCTGATTCTGTCATTCTTGGCTTTGGCATTAGTTGCCCTTTCTTTGTTTGTTAGTTTATTTTAGCAGAGGGGTCTGACATTTTAGCGGTAGCCATAGCCTAGGTATTCTGCGAAATCAACAGGGTCTAAGTCTAGGTAAGTGATAGCACTAGCCAACGGCATTAGTCCGTCAAGTTCATCACAGGTAGGGCATACAACAGTATCGCTAGTGAAAACACCCTCGCAGTAAACACACATTTTATCCATTAGTTTTCCTTTCATCTGATAGTTCTACATTACCATAGGGGTCTGACATTTATGGCACAAACACGCCTTTTTTCTTTGTAAGTTTCTACAAACTTTTTTGGAGGTTTCTTACAATGATCTTAAGTTATCCACAGAGTTATCCACAGGACCGACCAGGTTTCCCTGGATTTGTCAATAGTCTCCCTCATAGATTGAATATTCCTCAGAGCCACAGCCACAGCATGGACGGTCTTCGCACGAGCACATAGTTTTCCTTTCGATTAAAATAAGATTAGCAGAGACATACGACATTTAGTCGAATGCCCACTGGGAAGCATACATCTCCCCAATCATCTCCTCGTGAGCAATCCGTGCCTGAGCACGGTCAGAAGCAGCCTGCTCCTCTGGGGTAAGGATTTCCTCCTCCCAGAAGTCATCTAGGTCCCAACCGAAATCTTGTGCCATATCTTCCATTACTGCTCTCCTTCTGATAGAAATTCCTGAACATCTTCATCTGTAAAATCACCGTATCTAGCCATAAGATAAACTTAGCACACACCTACGACAATTACAACACGACACGCCAGAATTGGGAGAAATTTTTAAAGCTTCTTAACTTGACAAACTGTGATCTTTGGGGTCGGCTCCTTTCGGAGTTTTTGTCAAATCGACACGCCGTTAGAAGGGCAATCCATTTTTCTTTATGTCAATGACCATCTCAACTAAAAAGCCAATGGTTATGATTACGATTACTGTTTGAAAAATTGCGGTAAGCATTAGATTAGTTCCTTATCGTTGATTAGCATTATGTCAATGAGGGTGATTAGTTCCTCAAGTTCTGAGATAGGTAGTTTATTTTCATTCATAGCATTATCCTAACATAGAGGGCTGACAATTATAGCCAAGCCATTACTGAGAAAGTTCCTAGAGCGATAGCCCCAAGGGTAGCAAGCAAGTAGATCCACATAGCATTACCTTTCTTAGTTATTGTAAGTGTAGCAGGATACACAGACATTCTTGCCGTTATCCTTGATGATTGTTAGAACACGACCTTCGCAAATCTCGCAACGGTCTGTCTTTGTTATTACCTTTAGTGAATTCATCTGGAATTCCTTTCTTTATCTATACCTATAACCTATCACAGGGGTATGACAATGTCAAGAGTATTTGAGGAAATTTTTATAACAAACATATAACATAGTTATACACACCCTGTGGATAAGTCCGGCCAGGATCCTGAAAAAGTCAAATCGACACGCCGTGTTTTATGAAAGATTAATTAAGTTAACATTAAATAACGAAATGATAACAAAGGGTCAAAACAGGGCAAAAAGGGCAATAAATGTCAGACCCCCCTGTTAGTGTATTAGTAGATAAAGAAATATATAAAAGAAATGAGGTCAGAAATGACAGTTAAGATTTACAAGACAGATGGTTCATTCTACTACCAGTGGTTGGACCGTGATGAAGTTAGAATGCTACCTCGCATTACTAAGCAATACACTAGCCTAACAAAGGTTGGACTTATCAAGGGGTTCAGTATCTCTCGCTAATTGTCAGGGGTATCTGATACAGTATTACTAAATAGATAAGGATAAAACATTATGGATAAAACACTAGGTCAGATTACAGATGAAATTTACAACGCTGTAAAAAACTTTCACACTGCCTCTATGGGCAACGATAGAAAAGAAATAGAAAATGCTCAGGCAGAATACGCAGGTATGATTTCTATCTATGGAACTAAAGCAGTTGCCGATGTAGTAGAATTTTACAACGAAACAGTTATTAGAAGGGCTTAGAAAATGATTACACTTACATTCGAAACTTGGGAAGAGTTTGACCAAGCAATCGCAGGTATTGCTAGTTTAGAAATTGAGATAACAAAATAAAAGACTTGGGGGGCGTATAGTCCCTGAGTGCGGACTATAATTTTTGATAATTGTCTGCCAGATCGTGTATCATACATCAGCTCTACATTCACAGATTTAGTAATTTTCATTTCTGAAAACATATTCAGATTTCTGAATTTCTATGGTATACTATATACATGAAGCAATGTACAAAATGTCATCAAACAAAAGATTTTTCAGAATTTCACAAAAAATCTAAACTTCCAGGTGGACTAGCATATCACTGTAAATCCTGTGTACGTGAATATGATATGAAAGAGCATGATCCTAAAAGAGTTATGCCTAGAAAGCTTAAAGCTGATTTAGTTCATTGTCGTAAATGTAATCAATATTTAGATAAGTCAAAATTTTGGGGGCAGCTAACATATTGCAAAGAATGTTCTAAACTAGTAGGACATTCTGCAAACCTAAAAAGATTTGGCCTTACAGTAGAAGACTATATTGACCTAGAAAGATCACAAAATGGTGTATGTGCTATTTGCAAAGATCCAGAAATAAATAAAAGACGTTTATCTGTTGATCATAATCATTCATGTTGTCCAGGTAGTGGTTCTTGTGGAAAATGTATTAGAGGACTTTTGTGTTCAAATTGCAATACATTTCTTGGAAATGCCAAAGACAATGTTGAAATATTAAAAGCTGCTATAAGATATTTGCAAAAGTAAAATATTTTTCAGATTTTGCGGTATACTAATTACATGACTGATTGTAACTGTAGCTGCAATGGATCTTGTCCATGCAAGCCTAATTAAAGACTAGATAATTAACTAGTTCATAAAACATATACATCCACATAAATGCAACGGTAGATGCAAAGATAACCCATAACGTATTTTTAATCATTGTAGCTCCATGCAAATAGAAATATAACAATAACCACACATGTTGTAATAAACCCTATCATTACGATATGCCAAACTCTTTAAGCTTAATATGTACAAGTTTTACTGATACATTAAGTTCTTTAGCGATCTCGCCAACTTCTTTTCCTTGTACAATATATGCATTACGTAGCCAATCTTCTTGCTGATGTGGCTTTGTATCTCTAAATGCGTTAGTTTCTTTGTTTTCCATAGTCTCTCCTTAATGAATGTAAAGTGTATCACATATATGATGGTTTGTCAAATATTTGTCGGTACATAAGCAGCACAGCTGCTCTGATGAAACATCACCATTTGCCAACAGGACAAGTAGCTTGACGTAATGTAGATTTCAATTGCATAAAACATCCGCACTTGGTGCATTTCATCAAATTCTTATTAAGAGCAGGACATTCCATACATATAGCCAAACGCTCTTCTTTTAAATCTTTATCTGATCTTGGTTGTCTTGGATCAAATAAATCTAAAAACTCAACATCTCCGTTATCCTTCATTATTAAATGATATCACATTCTTGCGAGGATAGTTCCTATGGGGATTTGGGTATGGGTTTTGTTAAGTTATACCCCGAAAGTTTAAAATCCTGTCTATGGGGCATACAAGGCTTTGCAGAAGTATTAATCGATATCACATTTATTGGATGGGACATCCATATTTTATGTTTATGGGGATTTGGGATCTCTATATCACGCCGACGAATAAATCCGAAGAGCTTTATATCAAAGTTATCCACATATATAATCAGGCTGTTAATAACTTTTAAAAACTATATTATAATTAAATCATTATGACTATTGAAGCTTGGATAGGTACCATAGTTGGTATATCTACAATAATCACATCAGCCACGCTTGGCATTAGATGGTTAGTCAAACATTATTTCGCAGAGATCAAGCACGAACTAAAACCTAATGGTGGTTCGTCAATAAAAGATCAGGTTAATAGAGTAGAAAAAGACATAGTTGATTTAAAGAATCAAAACATAAAAGGTGAAGAATATCACGAAAAACTAGATAATAAAATTGATCACCTAACAGAGCTTTTTATTCAATACGTATCTCGCCAGAAGTAAAACTGCGAAAACTTAAAACCCATTATATTATTATATATATAAAACTATCTAACTATATTTAATATATCTTATATCTTTTATCTAATATATATTTATATATAATACACCTTGTTTAAAAAATATTCCCATAATTCATGTTAAATCTATGTTAAATCTTTGTAACAATTCTGAAACAATTGAAATATGATATAATTTATTAAACTAGCATTCAGGATAGTCTCTCAACCCACCATTCTGAGTGCTAGTTCTATTTATATGGTATAATTTGATTACTATGACTAATTGCTGCCCAGATATTGTTGGTGCCAATCCAGTAAGTTTTCAATGGGTTGTTACAAGAGGAGACACCTCTCCACTTCGTGTATATTTTTATGAGCCAGATGAAGTATCTTTCTTTGATATGACAGGTTGGGACTTTACTTCAACTGCCTATGACTTTAAGAATGACATATCTGATGAATTAGAGATTTCTGTTGGTGAAGGCTATGTTGATATTACAGCTCCAGCAAGCATTACAGGGTATTGGGGTACAGGATATGCCACTACCGTTGCAGAATTAGCATTTGATCTCCAGGTAACATTAACTGACGATTCCGTTTGGACCTCAGTAATTGGAACCATTAAGGTTCTTGGAGACGTAACAGGAGGAAGTTTATAATGGCCACACCAATTATTAAAATTGTACCTATGCCAGGCATACAGGTTGCTGGACCAGCAGGAGTTAATGGAGTCGGAGTACCAACTGGAGGATCAGAAGGTCAAGTTCTTGCAAAAGCATCAAACAATAACTATGATACTGAATGGGTAAATGCTGGTGGCAGTGGAGTAAGCTCCACAGTTCCTTTTGAGCTAACAGATACTAATAACGATGTCCTTTTGAGCATTACTCAAACTAACGTTGGAACCACTCGTATTGAAACACCACAAGATGATCTTTCTCTTCGTTCTGCAAGAGATATTACTCTTTATCCTGGAAGTGATGGACCTGGAAAGGTTTACATTGGATGGGGAGATGCTCAATATACACCAAACTCAGGAAATGAAGTTGCAACTAAAGGCTACGTTGATGATGCAACTGGTGCAAGTGCAGTCAAGTACCGTGTTTGGGGCTACCCAACAAATGATGCAATTGCTATTATGCCAACCACCGACAACGAGTCAATCGCACTCAAATCAAGTGATGCTGCTGCGATTCGTTGGCACGTTCGTAATAACACTGGCTCTATGCAACTTCTTTCGGCTACAGTAACTGCTGGTGATGGATACCAAGTTATCTTTACCATTAATGAGCAAAACTCAGTTCCTGCTACTGGTGCTGGGAAGTACTACCAGATTAACTGCCCAAATAACTCTGCTTATAATGGTGCTTTTATTGCTATATCAGCAACTACGACTACACTCACTTTTATATATGAAAGTGATCCAGGAGTCTTTGACCCTACAGATGCATCTATATCTCAACCATCTGTCTACTCACAGTTTGAGGTAGATTCAGATGGTGCTCATGTCAAGATTGCTGACTGGACTTCTGGTCCAGGAGGTTATAGCCAGCAGTGGGACTTTACAAAAGAGGGTGCAATTCATTTCCCATATGGACCATCAAACCAAAGAACAGGTTATGGAGATGTTCTAAGATTTGCAACATCATTTGATCAGTCAATCATTACTGGAGCACCTGCTACAGAAGGAACTCCTAATGCTAATCGCCTAGTTATTGCTGGACAAGATGGCTATGATGGAACAGGCTATGATGGAGAAGGTGGAGACATTTATCTATGGGCTGGTATCGGTGGAGGAACCACTGGTGGTGGTGGAGACATAAAAATTGATGCTGGTAATGGTGCTGTAGATGGTAATGGTGGCTATGTTAAGATCCGTGGTGGATACTCTGAAACTGTTAATGGTGGATATGTAAACATTGATGCTGGAGATTCAAACACTGGTAGCGGAGGATATGTAAACATTAGAGCTGGTGAAAATATCAATGGAACAGGCTCTGGTGGACAGGTTTATATTCAAGGTGGTTATAGTGCTGATCCTACACTTGGTGGAGACGTTCATATAGAAACTTCTCAGTCTGGAAAAATTGTATTAGCTGGTGCTGGCGGAGAGTTCTTGAATGACGCTACTGTATCAAATAATCAGATTGCAACTATTGGACACGTAGCTACAGCAAAAAGTACTTTTGAGCGAATCAATGTTTACTATGAGACACCTGTATCAGTAGATCTATCTCACGTTGGTTCTCTGCTATATGCAGCTGTAGCAGGAGATACTTTTGCAACATATCAAATTCCTACTAATGCATCAGTTGCGTTTCCCATCGGATCTGAAATTAAGTTTGCTACTAATGGAGGCTCTGTCTGGTTCATCTCTGCTATAGATACCGAGATAACTACGCTAATTGGAGAAGGCAGTAATGGATACACTGGAATAAACTACAATTTTATTGTTCCAACCAACTCAACTGCAACTCTTCTAAAAGTTGATACTGATCGTTGGATTCTTTCTGGACTAAGACTTACAGACTAAGTTGTCTTTAGTATTGTTCTAAAAGTAACGTTTGAGTAGTTACCAGCAAAACTATTAATATTTTCAATTCTAGTAGCATGTCCATGTTTCGGGGCATGAATCATCTTGCCATTACCAATATAAACACCAACGTGGTAAGCATCGCTATTTCCCTTATAGTGAAATACGACTAGATCTCCAGGCTTTGGATCTTTAGTCTGAACTCCAGAAGTATCCTGCTTAGATGCACGATGCTCTAGCTCAATACCAACCTGCTCATAAAACCACATTGTAAGTCCAGAACAGTCCCAGCCAGCTGGCGTAGCACCTGAGAATACATACCATGTTTTATTTACATGGCTGCTTAACTTTTTAATTGCTTTGGTTACTTTAAGAGTATTTTCTTGAAGTTTCATTTCATGCAGCATCTTAGCCTTTGCTTGGGCTTTAAGCTCAGCTTTGTGGATCATAGCTACTGATACGTGATCTCCACGAACAGTTTGGGGTAATGTAGATCCTTGGGCAGTTCCAGCAGTAATACTACCAGTTGCCAGTGTAAAAATTGTGGTTCCTATTAGCAATAATTCTTTCATAAATTACTACCTCCTTTTTATTCTTTTCGTTGTTACGGTACCAGCATCAGTACCTTGGCGACAATATTTTTATTAGTGCGATAGCAATAAATATGTCTGTTGCTGAGAGTTAGTATTGATTTCTACTTTGTTGTTACTCTGCTTAATCATTTGTCCTCCTTAGAACAAAAACTTCTTTTGCAAGAAGTTAGATATCAATTATACCATTGTTTACCTTCCGTTTTAAGTCTCATATATTTTATTGAAATAAAATTATCAATTATGGTATAATTAAGACATTATGGCTAGAACTTCTGGATACAATGTTGGTGCAATTCCACCTCAAGTTACATGGACAGTCGTTCGTGGAGATACCGCTTCATTTAAGGTATATGTAACAGATGATGCTAAGCAGCCACTAAATATTCCAGACTGGACAATCTCTATGAAGATTAAGCGTCCAAACTTACTGTCGGATGCTGGAGTAATTACAGATGATGCAACACTAAAGTTTACCCTAACTCCAGAACAAGATCCAGATGACTTGCCTGGAGAATTTACAGTTTTTCTATCTGATACAGAGTCTGTAGAGTTAGCAACAGGAGATATTTTTGATATCCAGCTATCACAGGTAGGAACTGTATGGACAGTTGCCCAGGGTAAAATGATTATCCTGGAAGATGTAACTGACTAATGGCTCAAGCTGTAATTAGAGATTCTAAAAATAATGTTTTACAAAATTTAGCAGATAAATCTGCCAGGAATACAAAGATATCCCCTATTGATCATAATTCAGTAGTTATAGATATAAGCAATAAGACAAAAAATGTTAAAGCAAAAAACTACCCTATTACTAAGATAAATGATATTGTCAGAAATGTAGCAATTAATCAGGTATTGCCTTTTAGGATTAAGTTTACAACAGTTACTATTCCAGGATATGGTCCAAACAACCCTGCACCAATTGGAATTGCTGTTATTGGAGTAAATAATTATATCCTATAAAATGGTATAATTATAGTTTAGGGGAAGTGAACCGTGACTACAAATAGCAAGAACTTTAAAGTTAAGAATGGCTTAGATGCCACTGGAACCATAACTGGCCTTGACTTGGTATCTACTGCATCTTCTGGTAATGAAGGTGGAGAGATTCGTCTTGCTACCGCTGCAACTGGGTCAACCCTTACAGCAGGCACAGTTACTATTGATGTTTTTCAAAACAAGCTTCGTATTTTTGAAACAGGTGGAACTAATCGTGGAGCATACATTGACCTGTCTGCTGCAACTACTGGAGTAGGATCAAACCTTTTATCTGGCGGCGGTGCTGGAACTGTAACAAGCATTACAGCAGGAACTACAGGGCTAACTGGTGGCACCATCACCTCATCTGGAACTATTGATATTGATACTACAAAAGTACCAAGACTTTTAACAAACACAAATACTTTTGCTGCAAGCACGGGTGCAACAACACTTATAGTAAAACAAGGTGCAACACAAAGCACTACAAGCTTGCAAGAATGGCAGGATAGTGCTGGAACTATTTTATCAAAAATTAGCTCAAGCGGTGCACTCAATGCCACATCAATTAGTAACACGGCAAATACTGGTCCTGTAATTACACTTTCATCAAATCAGTTAAGAATTGATACTAGAGCCGTTGGTTCGGTTGGTCTTATTGTGAAGGGCACAGCTTCTCAAACAGCCTCACTACAAGAGTGGCAGGATTCTACTGGGACATTAATGTCCTATATAGATTCATCTGGAAGTTTCAAGGTGGGTCCGACAGGTACATATGCCTCAATCGGTTCAACTGGAACTATTGGTATGTCATATGGGACAATTAATGGCAACCTTGGTGGAACCATGTTGTCCATTACTTCTAACAACGTAGCAAATGCTGGAATAAAGATAAAGTCAATTGCCAGTCAAACTGCCAACATGGTAGAAATTTTAAATAGTACTGGAACTACAGTTGTATCTAAAATCGACACTACTGGAAATATTACTGGCGCTTCATTTGTAAAGACCAGTGGAACATCAACTCAGTTCCTAAAGGCAGATGGTTCTGTAGATTCATCTACATACTTAACTTCAGCAGTAACATCAATTGCTGGAACAACTAATCAAATAGCAGTTTCAGGAGCTACTGGATCTGTCACGTTATCTCTTCCAACTGCAGTTACAGTAGATACTATTAATGTTACTACTCTAAATGTTTCGGGTACTCAAAATATTTTTGATGTTACAAACCTATCAGTAACAGACTCTTTAATTTATCTAGCAGATAGTCAATTTGATGCAGATGTTCTTGATATTGGTATTTATGGAGCATACGGAGATGCAGGTGCTGGACATTTCCATACTGGATTAGTCCGTGATGCTACTGACGGTATTTGGAAATTAGTTTCTGGAACACCTGAGCCAGCTAGCAATGTTGTTAATTTTACTGGTGCAACGTATGACACGTTACTTGCAGGATCATTTAAGAAAAATGGTGGTACATCAAGTGAATTCCTAAAAGCAGATGGTTCTGTAGATAGTAGCACATATTTGACTACAGGAAATGCATCTTCTACATATGCACCACTAGTATCTCCATCTTTCACAACGCCATCTCTGGGTGAAGCAACCGCTACCTCTATCAATAGCACGACTATTCCATCAAGTGCTACCTTAATTACCACTACTTCTGGAACTGCATTATTAGCAGCAGATATTGCTGGAGGAACCGCTGGTCAAATTCCATATCAGTCTGCAGCAGACACAACTGTGTTTATAGCTACTGGAACTGCTGGACAGGTTTTAACATCAAATGGAACATCTGCTCCTACTTGGAGTACTCCATCTGCTTCTGTAGCCAGCACAGATTTCTCTCCGATCTTTATGATGATGGGGGCTTAATCCATGGCAATATATTATTCAGTCTTAGGACAGGTACAGCCAACAAGCACTGCAGAAACAGACTTATATCGTCCACAAGGATCTGCAATCGTTTCTACTTTGGCAATTACCAATACTTCAGATTATCAATCAAATGCTAGCGTATATATAAATACTGGATCTACTCTTTCAGATGCAATTAACTGGGTTCCTATAAATGCAAATATAGGAACTAATATTATTTATACTGTTGCTTATAAAAATGGTCTTTATTTTGCTGCTAGCAGTAACGGTGTCTATTCAACCTCTACAGATGCCGTTGTATGGACTACAAGAAGTATGCCAGTAGGTACAAATATTATTAAAGGTATTGCTTATGGAGCAGGGGTCTATGTCGCTGTTGCTCAATCAGCAGCTGCCTCATCAACAGATGGCATTACTTGGGTAACTCGAAATATTGGTTTGGGCGGTATTGCTAATACGGTAATCTTTTCAAATGGGCTATTTATTGCAGCAGGGTCTGGACCCTCCATTGGCAATATGAAAATTTCTACAGATGGAATTACGTGGACACCAAGATTTGTCCCTGGAACCACGATAACAGAAATTCTTTATGAAAATGGCATATATATTGCATCTGCATATCAAGGTGTGGTATATACATCTACAGACTCTATTACCTGGTCAACCCGTGACACTGGTATTGGAACAAGCGATATTCTTGCTATGGGATATGGAAATGGTATCTTTGTTGTTGGAGCTAGGAATAGAGCAGTGGCCACATCTACAGACGGAATTACTTGGACAACTCGTAATCCTAATTTAACCACTGTAGGTAATATTAATGAAATTAGTTTTGGAAACAACACATATATAATAGTTGCAGATACTGGTAATATATCTACCTCAACAGATGCAGTAACTTGGTCGCTCCGCACATCTAATTTTGGAACATCAAATATTAATTCAATATCTTACAATGATGGACTATTCTTAGCTGGAGGAGCAGGAGGTACAATGAGAGCTAGTTTTGGTGGTAACTATGATGCATCATCTAGTTCAAATGCTATTTTATATAATACTCCAATTTCTCCAAAATCAACGGTACCTTTAACAATAGGAATTGCTTTAGAAAACACAAATAAGATATCTGTGCAGTCAAGTATGCCAAACACTTTAACCTTTAATGTATTTGGGAGCGAGACAATATAATGGCAACTTTATACAAAGTTTTAGGAATAGCAACACCAGTAGGAAATACAATCCTCACTGGACCATATGCACCAGCAGAATCCATAATATCTTCTTTAGTAATTTGCAATACTACATCAAATATAGCTAAAGCCAATGTTTATATTCAAAAATTTGGAGATGCTATTACTTGGACTACTCGTAACTCAAGCTTTGGAACAACTGGAATTACTGCTCTAACCTATCCAAATGATATTTCAATTGATCCAATATTTGTAGCAGGAGGTGCTAGCGGAACCCTAGCTACCTCAACAGATGGAATTACTTGGACTCTTAGAAATTCTGGATTTGGAGCTAACGCAATTTCGGCTTTAGCTTATGCAAGCTATTCAGGAACTTACATTGCAGCTGGAGCTTCAGGTACGTTATCTACAAGTAATGGCGGTATTGTGTGGACCACCCGTACCTCCACTTTTGGAACTACTGCAATTAATGCTTTAACTTCTGGCAATTTTATACTAGTAGCTGCTGGAGCAGCTGGCCAAATTAGAACATCTAGCGATAATGGGATTACTTGGGTAACAAGAACATCTAATTTTGGAACATCATCAATAAATGCACTAACTTTTGGAAATGGAATCTATGTAGCAGCAGGTGCTGGTGGTGCCATAAGAACTTCAACAGATTCAATTACCTGGACTACTAGACTTTCTGGCACAACAGCAAGCTTTGCTTCTCTAACATATGGAAATGGTATATATGTAGCTGGTACATCAACTGGGGTTCTAGTTACATCTACCGATTCAATTACATGGTCTACAAGATCTGCAAACTTTGGAACATCTGCAATCTCTGCATTAATATATAATGATATTTCTGGTATTTATGTTGCTGCAGGGTCAGGTGCAGCTAATGCACAAATGTCTACCTCAACAGATGGTATTACTTGGACTACTAGAAGCATCACTCTAGCATCTAATACCGCTACTGCATTAACTTATGGAAATTCTGGAGGAACCTACCTTGTTGCAGGAGCTAGCGGTAGCTTGTCAATGTCTGGAAATTATACTACTGGAATAACAACACAGATATTGTCAAACTACAGTATTCAGCCAAATGACACAAAAGTACTAACTTTGGGAATTACTTTAGACTCTAATGACTATATTACAGTTAACTCATCAATAAATTCTGCACTTACCTTTACTGCTTTTGGAAGTGAGATTTCATAATGGCAACTACATATAAAATTTTAGGTCAGTCTACACCAGTAGTAACTTTTGCGACTAATCTTACTGCTGGGCTAATAACACTATTTTCACAATCTTGTGTAGTATCGACTGTAACAATAACAAACACAACACCTTTGCCAGTAGTATATAGTATTTATATTGCTAGAAATGGATCTTCTACAACAAATGAGTCTACTGCATTAATATATCGTCAAACTATAAATCCATATGATATAATTCCATTAACGATGGGAATCACTTTGGGATTTATAACTGGATCAGATAATATCTATGTTCAATCAGAAACAGCCTCAGCACTAACCTTTATGGCATTTGGGAGCAAAATTAGCTAATGTCGATTAATGAGCTTGGTGTTAAAGTTTCTGGATCTTCAATTGGATCTGTTGGGACAATATTCTCAAAAGTCTATAACGGAACTTTTGATAGAAAAGTTTATAATGAATATGTAGATATTCCTACTGGAGAATATTCTATTTATATAAATACCCAAGGCACAGAAGGAAATACAACGGTAGACCTATCTGACTCACAGGGAATAGAGCAAAAAAGGTATACAGTTGCAAATAACACATCAACTACTGACTATTTTTATTTTAAAGAAGTTGTAGACACTGTCCCTTTTAATAGTCTTTCAGCATGGACTACCAGAGCTTCTAATATATCAAGTTCAAAACCTATAGCATATTCTGGAAATCTGTATGTTATTGGAGGCTCTACTGGTCAGTTATCAACATCTACAGATACTATTACTTGGGTAACTCGCAATGCGAACTTTGCAACATCTTCAATAAATGCAATTACTTTTGGAAATGGAATTTTTGTTGCAGGTGGTGCAGCAGGATGGCTCACCACATCCACAGATGGAATTACTTGGACAACTCGTGCAGCAAACTTTGCAACATCAGCAATTAATGCTTTGATTTTTGGAAATGGAATTTTTGTTGCAGGCGGTGCAGGTGGACTAATCAGAACTTCCACAGATGGAATAACTTGGACTACTAGAACAAATAGCATGAACATCAACGCAGTTCAAGGTCTTGCTTATGGCAATGGAATTTATGTAGCTGCTGGTGCTTCTGGAAATATCTCTACTTCCACAGATGGAATAACTTGGACTACCAGATATACAAACTTTGGTACATCAACAATAAATGCAGTTACTTTTGGAAATGAGATTTTCTTAGCTGGAGGAGCAGGAGGAGCTTTAGTTACTTCGACAAATGGAATAACTTGGACACAAAGAAACAGCTCTTCGGGAAATGTGGATATTGCTGGTCTAGCATATGGAAATGGAACATACTTTTTATCAAACACTAGTGGATTTGTAAATGCCTCAACAGATGGAATTACTTGGAGTACAAGTAGTGCACCATTATTATCAGGAGGCCCACTACTATTTGGACCACATGGACTAGTCTCTATAGGAAATCTAGCTTCAGGTATAATTGCAACAGCTCAATTACAAAGATCACAATTATCAAATGTATCTACAACATTAGCAGATACTGGAGTTTGGACTACCCGTACAGTAAACTTTGGAACGTCTACAGTACAATATCTAACATATGGTAATGGATTATACCTTGCTGGAAGCTCTGGTGGATTAATCTCAACATCTGTAGACTCTGCTACTTGGACAACACGTGTATCTGGTTTTACAACTGCACAAACAGTGTATGGGATAACTTATGGAAACGGACTCTATGTCGCAGTCGGTGGTCAGACATCAACCTCTTCTAACATTTCTACTTCTACAAACGGAACCACTTGGACAACTAGATCACATGCTTTTGCAACTAATGCCATTCTTTCAGTATGCTATGGCGGAGGTTTGTATGTTGCAGGTGCTCAGGGCGGACTTCTAGCTACCTCAACCGATGGAATTACCTGGACTACAAGAAGTGCTAACTTATCCACCAACCAGGTTCAGGCTCTTTTTTATAATAATGGACTATACCTTGCAGCAGGGGCAACAAACACGTTATCGACCTCAACCGATGGAATTACCTGGACTACAAGAAGCGTCACTGGAACTATAGCATCTATTACTTTTGGAAATGGTAAATATCTAGCTACTGCTGGAACTGGATCAATTATAACATCTACGGATGGAATAGCTTGGACAATATCTACACCCCCAATCTTTCTTAGCTCAAATCTTTTTTCATCAACATATGCTAATGGATATTATCACGTATCTGGTGTCAACGGAAATATTTTTATTTCATCTGATCTAACATATTGGTCAAAACGTGAAGTAAGTCTTGGAACAAACACTGTTCAGTCACTTACCTATGGAAATGGAATATTTTTGGCTGGTGGTCTTGGAGGGGTACTGTCAACAAGAACTCAAGGAAAAGTTTTAGTTCAAATATCTAAGTTAGGGACAGTGTAATGGCAATATCTGACATATCAAATACTAAAAGTTTATATAACCCAACTGGCGGATCTGGATTAGTTTTTTCTAAAATTATCTATGGTCCATGGAATCCAAATGCCTCAACATTGTCATATAGTATGACTAATCCAATGTCCTCTGGAAATTATATTGTGTATGGTGCAAAAACTCAGGGAGCAAATCCATTGGTAGTATCCGTCTTGGATCAGTCTGGAGCACTACTCGGATCATACACCCTTCCATTATTATCATCTGGAGCAACAAACACACTTATAGATATTCCAAATATGGCATCTACAGTAACAGCAACATATACTGGGACAGCCTGGACTACTAGAACCTCTGGATTTGGTGTCTCAGCAATACTTGCGTTATCTTACTTTAATGGCCTATTTGTTGCAGGAGGTGCAGGTGGAGCACTAACCACTTCAACAGATGGAACTACTTGGACAGCAAGAACATCAACTTTTGGAACATCTCAAATTCAAGCTCTTACCTATGGAAATGGATTCTTTGTTGCAGGAGGGGCAGGCGGCCAGATCAGAACTTCTACAGATGGTATCACATGGGTAACAAGAACTGCTAACTTTGCTACTAATGCTATCAATGCTCTTACTTATGGAAATGGTCTTTATGTGGCTGGTGGCAACTTTGGACAATTAACGATATCAACAGATGCTATTACATGGGTAACTAGAAATGCAAATTTTTCAGCATTATCTGGAATCAATGCTCTTGCTTATGGTAATGGAGTATTCCTTGCAGGTGGCTCAGCAGGATGGCTTACCACATCTACAGATGGAATTACGTGGACTACTAGAAATGCAAACTTTTCTTCTGGAAATGATATCCTATCTATTACCTATTTCAATGGATTATATATAGCAACTGGTCAATCTGGAAATCTTACAACTTCTACAGACACCATTACATGGGTAACTAGGTCATCAGTAATTGGCGGTAGCATTTCTGCTAGTGCTTATGCAAAAGAATCATATGTGATTGCTGGATCCTCTGGACTTATGGCTACTTCAACAGACGGAATAACTTGGACATCAAGAAATGCAAATTTTGCAACATCTACGATAAATGCTATAACTTTTGGAAATAACATATTTGTGGCTGGTGGTGCAGGAGCATGGATGACTACCAACGAAACTGGATTTTCTGGAATTTTTCAAATTTATCAAATATAGCTAGACAAAGTCACTTGATAGTGCTATAATCATATTTATGACAAAACCACATGTAAATTTAATTATTGCAACTCCTGGCCATTCTATGATGACTAGTTACGTTCGTAGCCTATTGGCTGCTACCCAACTTTTATCATCAAAGGGGATTACCTGGGCGTGGAGTTCTGAATATTCTTCTCACGTAGCAGATGCTCGTGAAATGACCATGAACGGTGATAATCAAAATGATCCTTCAGAAATGCGACCATTTAAGGGAGAGATTACATATGATAAGATCCTTTGGATTGATTCTGACATTGCTTTTGCCCCTGAAGATGTTATTAAAATGTATGAATCAGATTATGATGTAGTTTCTGGTGCATACTTGCTGGCTTCTGGAGAATGTGTAGTCTACAAAGAACTATTTGGGCAAGGATATTCATTTGAAGAAGTAAAGAAAATGACTAAGCCCGTCAAGGTATTTGGAGCTGGATTTGGATTTCTTTGCGTAAAGCAGGGCATCTTTGAGAAGCTAACTCGTCCATGGTTTCAGTCTCCAATGGCATCTAAAACTATGTCTAACGGAGAAACCTTTACTTTCCCAATCATGGGCGAAGACCTTTCGTGGTGCAAACGTGTAAATGACTTAGGTTACGAGATTTGGTTTGATCCATCAGTCAAGGTAACACACCATAAAATGATGAAGTTAACTTGGGATGGAATTCTTCCATAATGTTTATTAGTGATCTAACACCAAAAATTATAAATATTCCTCAGTTTCAGTATGATCCAAACCAGTCTGGTGGAACAGAATATATGGCAAAGAATGTTTTAGTTAATATTCTTCCAGATTTACCCAAGTTTAAAAATTATGATTGCATAGTTATTCCTGGAATATTTGATCACAAAATTAATACTGGAAAGCAAAGACTTATTTGGCTGCACAATTACCCATATGAATTCTTTGAGGGGCAGATTGAGCTTTTAAAATCTATCATTAGGGAAGAGCGAACCAAATATGTTATTGCTGTTTCAGAAACTCAAAAAAAACGACTAGTAGATTATTTTGAGTTACCAGAAGAAAAAATCTATGTGCTTCCAAATGCCATCTACCCATTGCCAACTAATTTAAATAAATTTAATAATGTAGACAACATTGAATTAATTCATCTTTCTTCTCCAGAACGAGGTATGGAAATTCTTCTTACAGCATTAAAGTATACAAAAAAAGAGTTTATCCTACGTATATTTAATAGCTATTACCCTGGTATGAACGAAGAATTTAAAGATCTAATTGATGATAATAGGGTTATTTTTTATGGTAAAACTCCTCAAAAAACTTTATTTAAATACTTTGCTAACGCACATATTCATGCCTATCCATCTACACATCCAGAGACTTTTTGCTTATCACAGGTAGAGGCTATGAGTGCTGGATGTCTTAATGTATTTAGTACACCAGAAAACGCATCCTTGACAGATATAACAAACGGCTTTGGAATTAATGCTAAGTTAGGGTATAATAATTTAGAAGAAGATGCAAAGAAATTTGCTAAATCTCTAGATCAAGCAATTGATTTAATAAAAAGCAACAAGTTTAATCCAGAAGAAGAGATTAGCTATGCTAATAATACCTTTTCCTGGGAGGCAGCAAAAGAAAATTGGACCAAGTTCCACGAACTACTATAGGAGATAAAATGGCATCATCATCAAGAGAAGGCAAGCCTGAGACTCGTCAATGGATTAAAGACAACAATATTAAGACTATCTTAGATATTGGACCTGGAATTGGCAACTATTCAGACCTACTCAAGTATGGTCGCCTAGAAGATCCCGATAAAGGATATTCGGAATATCCAGTAATGAATGATATTTTTATTGACAAAATTGATGCTGTGGAGATATGGGAGCCATATGTTGAAATGTTTGGTCTTAGAGATAAGTACAATGCTATTAATATATCTGCAGCACAAGACTGGACTGACTGGAACTATGACCTTGTAATTTTTGGAGATGTTCTAGAGCATATGACAAAAGAAGATGCCATCAAGGTCTGGGAAAGATGTTCTAAACAGGCAAAACATGCAATCATATCTATTCCTATTATTCATCACCCACAAGGTCCATCGGATGGAAATCCATACGAAACTCATCTAAAAGAAGACTGGACAACACAAGAGGTTCTAGAAACTTTTAAAGGAATTCATAGCCATGAAGAATATCATATCGTAGGCGTTTTTTATGCCACCTTCAATAACTAAACTAATATCATGATATAATTGGCCTATGGCTAAAATTTCTATCAATGACTTAAAAGATAAGTTTGAAACAGGGGATAGACCAACTGGAGCAGATTACTCTGATCTAATTGATACCCTTATATCTCAGGCTACAGATTTAGGGACAAATGGTAATAATGACCTAGAAATATCGGGTATTGAGAATGTCACTGTTCTTGAGACTTTAGTAGCTTCTGAATGGCGTATAGTAAAATACCTAGTATCAATTTCAAAAACTTCTAATGGTGATAATAAATTTTATGCTACAGAGATTTCCATTCTTATTGACGGTACGAATATAAACGTTAGTGAGTATGGTGTTATAGACAACGATGGGGATATTGGAACCGTTGATGTCTCAAGGAGTGGGGATAACATTCAATTAATTATTACCCCCAATCCTGCAGTTAAGCCAGTTACCGTGCGATTTGCTCGTATGGGACTTAAGGCGTAAACAAGGAGATGGAAAATGGCAACAGTAAATAAAGACTTTAGACTCAAAAATGGTCTGGTAGTAGGAGGACTAACCACTTCTGGTGTGGTGCTTACAAACTCTACTGGACAGATCTCAAGTATTGCAACACTTGGTAATTCTTACCTAACAAATTCAAGCCTCACAGTTAATGGAACATCGATTGCTCTAGGATCATCTGCGACCATTACTGCAAATACTACAAACTCGTTAGTAATTAAGGCAGATTCTGGAACCACTGAAGGAACAGATTTATATACCTTTAACGGTTCTGCAGCAAAAACACTAAATTTTATTGCTGGTACTGGAATTAGCATTTCAAAGGCATCTGGATCATTAACAATTAATGCTACAAGTGCAGGAACGGTAACATCAGTAACTGGAACTTCTCCAGTAGTATCCTCTGGTGGATCTACCCCTGCAATTTCTCTTGCTTCTGGATATGGAGATACTCAAAATCCTTTTGCATCTAAGACTGCAAACTATTTCTTAGCTGCTCCAAATGGATCTGCTGGTTCACCAGTATTCCGTGCAATTGTTGCTGCTGATATTCCAACTCTTAACCAGAATACAACTGGTTCAGCTGGATCGGTAGCAAACTCTCTTACAATTGGAACTGGTCTTTCAGGAACATCTTATAATGGTTCTTCTGCCGTCACAATTGCTGCAGTGTCTGGATCAACATCTGTTGCAGGTATTCTACAGCTTACAGATAGCACTTCTTCTACAAGCACTACTACTGCTGCTACACCAAACAGCGTAAAAACTGCCTATGACCTAGCAAATGCTGCAGTTCCAAAGTCTGGTGGAACCATGACTGGTACACTAACACTTTCTGCAGATCCTACATCAGCAATGCATGCTGCTACTAAGCAGTATGTTGATGGAGTAGCTCAAGGTGTAAATGCTCACGATGCTGTTCAGTATGCAACTACAGGAACAATTGCTGGTGCCTATACAGCAGGATCTGCAGGTGCTGATGGCGGTACTGGTGTTGGAGCAACAATTACTTACACATCAACAGGAACAACCACACTTGATAGCGGAGCTTCTCCACTAGCACTTAATGATCGTGTTCTTGTTAAAGATGGTATAACTGCTGATCCTGGAACTGGTTCAAAAGCTAACGGTATTTACTATGTAAGTACCGCTGGTGCTACTGGTGTAGCTACAGTTCTTACCCGTGCACTAGACTACGATAACTCCATTGCTGGAGATATTATGACTGGTGACTTGGTCTATGTTATTGCTGGATCATCAAATGGAGGAATTCAGTACTTGATGAATGTTTCAGGTACTGCAACTACACCAGCTAAGGGTATTAAGATTGATACAGACTCAATTACCTTTACACAGTTCTCTGGAGCAACATCAACACTTGCTGGTAACGGTCTTGTTGCTACTGGTAATACATTCAACGTTGTTGGAACTGCAAATAGAATTTCTGTCACATCAGACGCTATTGACATTGCATCAACATATGTTGGTCAATCAACCATTACTACATTGGGAACAGTTGCTACTGGTACATGGAATGCTACAACTATCGGTACAACAAAGGGTGGTACAGGACTAACATCATTCACATCTGGTGGAGCAGTATATGCCACATCTACATCAGCACTTACTACTGGAACACTTCCTGTAGCATCTGGTGGTACTGGAATTACATCATTTGGTACTGGAGTAGCAACTGCTCTTGGAAATAACACAGGTGGAGCTGGTGGTCTAGTAACCTTCAGCGGTGCCATGGGAACTCCAACATCAATTACATTAACTAATGGAACAGGACTTCCAGTAGCAACTGGTATTTCTGGTCTTGGAACTGGTGTTGCTACTGCTCTAGCAGTCAACGTAGGTTCTTCAGGTGCAGTAGTTGTAAATGGTGGAGCATTGGGAACTCCTTCAGGTGGTACACTTACAAATGCAACTGGCCTACCAGTAGCAACTGGTATTAGTGGACTAGGAACTGGAGTTGCCACATTCCTTGCAACACCATCATCTGCTAACCTTGCATCCGCAGTAACAGATGAAACTGGTACTGGTGCTCTTGTATTTGCTGGCAGCCCAGCTCTAACTGGAACAGTAACTCTAAATGCTATTGCAGGTCAAGTTACAGCATCTGGAAGCACTACAGGAACAACCGCTCTTACTCTATCAACAGTATACTCATCATCAACATATACTGGTGGGGAGTTCTTGGTCAAGGCTGTTAATGGGTCAAATATTGAAATCATAAAGGTTCTAGTAATTTCTGATGGAACTAATTTCTATGTAACTCAGTATGGAGATGTATCAATTAGCTCATCTCTAGTAGATGTTGACTTCTCATATTCAACTGCAAATGTTGATATGGTAGTTACTCCAGTAGCAGGATCTACAGGAACAACATCTGTAAAGGTATCTGGAACTCTAATAGCTGCCTAGTATTAAAACTAATGCCCCTCCTGAAATATGGAGGGGTATTTTTTATATTTATACTTTTAAAAACATGCTCAATATGCTATAATAAACATACACATATCATAGAAAGGCGATCAATATGTCAAACTTTGACTTTGGATCACTACTATCAGTAGAACAGAAGAAGAATCTTCTAGAGAACCGTATCACTCAGTTTGCTGCAGATGCTTACCAGGCATCTCTAAATTCAGAAACAATTCAGAAGGTAAATCCTGAAAGCGAAGAGCTTCCTAAGATTGAGGAATCTTTAAAACTGCTTGAGGCTGCAATTAAAACTCACCAAAAAGCACTATCAGAACTTCCTGCAACTGAATAATTCTAAATAAATCTAATAGGCAAACAGGATAAAACTTGTTTGTCTATTATTTTTTTATGGTAATTGTAATAATAGTTTTTTGATAATGTGGTATACTTATGGTTATGAATATGGATAATTTGCCACTTTTCGGTCAAGAAGAACCAAGAATGCCTGGACAAATAGGTAAAACAAAGATACAGGTCATTGAAGAAGCATTCTCAAATGCTGGAATCTATGTTTGGAAAACTACATCTGGTAAAGTATTCACTGACGGAGATGGGAATGCATTGAGCATTGAGTCAATGAAGGGTGATCAGTCCAAGATTCAAGAACTTAAAGATGCTGCAAAATATTGGGGTGCTCCAGAAGGAGAGCCAATGTTCTTCGCAAATGTGAGAAAAATCTCTGATGAAGAGTATAGTGAGCAGCAAGATAGAATGGCACAGGGACTAATCCCAAGCATGAATGACCTAGGTGCTGTTATGGCTGCTAAGAAGACATTGGAGATGTACGGCGATGAGTAATATTGAAAAGATCTATACACCAGCTAGAATTGATGAAGCTGTTGTTGCTGAAAATCCATTTAAAGATTCTGATCCATTTATTAAAAACTGGGAAGATCTAAAATCTCTTAATGGGCTAGATAACAACTTTAAGCGTCGTGCTGCACGTATCTCAAAGATGACATACTCAGATGGATACCTTGATTCAGCTCACGCAGTTCAGTCATCAACTTCGGGGGACTCAAAGTCAAAGGCATTGAATCCAGGAACAATATACAGAAATGCCTATGGACTATTTGATGTAATTACTCCACCATATAACCTATATGAACTTGCAAGCTACTATGATACTTCATTTGCTAACCACGCAGCTATTGATGCAAAGGTAGAAAATACTGTTGGCCTAGGATATGATTTTGTTGTATCTGACAGAACAACTCTAAAACTAGAATCTTCAGCAGATCCAGAAGCGGTAGGTCGTGCACGTAATCGTATTGAAAGACTAAAGATCCAGCTTCGTGATTGGCTAGAAAATCTTAATCAGGATGAGAGCTTTACCAGTATTATGGAAAAGGTCTTCACTGATGTTCACTCAGTAGGAAATGGATATATTGAAATTGGTAGAACCTTAACTGGTGATATTGGTTACATTGGTCACATTCCTGCTACAACAATTCGTGTACGTCGTATGCGAGATGGGTTCGTTCAGATCATTGCGAATAAGGTTGTTTACTTCCGCAATTTTGGAGCAAAGAATCCAAACCCTGTTACAACTGATAATCGCCCAAATGAAATTATCCACATTAAAGAATATTCACCTCTAAACACATTCTATGGAGTTCCAGATGTTATTGCTGCGATGCCATCATTACTCGGAGATGCTCTGGCATCACAGTATAACATTGACTATTTCACCAACAAGGCTGTTCCACGTTACATTGTAACTCTTAAGGGTGCACAACTTACATCAGAAGCAGAAGATAAACTATTTAGATTCTTGCAGACTGGACTAAAGGGTCAAAATCACCGTACACTTTATATTCCACTTCCTGGTGATTCAGATACAAATAAGGTTGAGTTCAAGATGGACCCAATTGAAAGTGGAATCCAAGAAGGATCATTTAAGGAATATAGAAAGCAGAATCGTGACGACATCCTAGTTGCTCACCAGGTACCGCTTTCAAAGCTTGGTGGATCAGACTCTTCTCAGATTGCTGCTTCTCTTGCACAAGATCGTACATTTAAAGAGCAGGTTGCTAGACCAGCACAACGTAATCTTGAAAAGATTCTAAACAAGATCTTCCGTGAGAAGACAGATGTTGTAGAGCTTAAGTTTAATGAGCTTACACTTACAGACGAACTTGCACAATCTCAGATTCTTACTAACTATGTTAAGAATCAGATTATGGTTCCTAATGAGGCTCGTGCTATTATTAATCTTCCAGAAAGAAGCGATGGGGATAGCCCAGTAGTCCCAACAGCTAGACAGGCTGCAGACTCAAATGCTAACAACCAACAGAACAGATCAAGAGATGCTCAACGCCAACAGGCTCAGGCTGACAATACTGCAACAGTTTCTGGTAGGAATCCAAAAGGAGAGGGTAGATCTTCAAACTAACAATTTTACCACTAAATTGTAACATTTGTAAAAAAGGGTCTATAATAATAATAGTATGTCTATATCTAAAGCCCACTGGAATACGGAGGGAGACAATGTTCGTCTCTCTATGCCGTTTAGCAAGGTCGATGCGGAGCGTCGCATCGTCTCTGGTTTTGCCACACTTGACAACATAGATCGTCAAAAGGATATCGTTACAGCAGAAGCTTCTCTTGAGGCATTCTCAAAGTTTCGTGGTAACATTCGTGAAATGCACCAACCACTAGCAGTTGGCAAAATGGTTTCATTCAAAGAAGACAAGTACTTTGACCCTGAGACAAAGAAGTTCTATTCAGGTGTATACGTATCAGCATATGTTTCTAAGGGTGCTCAGGACACATGGGAAAAGGTTCTAGATGGAACTCTATCAGGATTCTCTATTGGTGGCAAGATGAACACCTGGGATGACGCATATGACGAAAAGATGGATTGTGCAATTCGTGTTATTAAGGCATATGACCTCACAGAACTATCTTTGGTAGATAGCCCAGCAAATCAGTTTGCAAGTATTCTTTCTGTAGAAAAGGTAAACGGAGTTGATACCCTAAAGGGTGAAGCCGTTGATACTATTATTGAAAATGTTTTCTATGACAAAGACTCTGGTCTTGTAATGTTGTCAGAAAACGAAGTTGAGGTAAGCCCTACTTCTGGGATACCAATGACTAACATAGGTTTCGTTGAGAAAAATGATAACGAAAAAACAGATATGATAAAGTTCTTAATTGATAGTGCTAAAGGCATTAACACAGTTGAGATTAATAAGGAGGCAAACACTATGACAGATGAAAACGTAAATGTTGACAATGTTGAAGTCGCTCCAGAGGCAGATGCCGTAGTTGAAGAAACTACTACAGATGTTGTTGAGAAGTCAGACACAGTCGAGACTTCAGATGCAGCTGAAGAAGTAGTTGTAGAAATTCCTGCAACTGAAGAGGTATCTCAGTCAGAAGAAGTAGAAGCTGAAAAAGCTGATGCAATTGCTGACTTAAAGAATACACTTACATCAGCCTTTAGCGATATTACTGCAGTAGTTAAATCACTTAGTGAAGAAGTTGCTGCACTAAAGAAGTCAAACGAATTATCAGCTGCAAAACTTGCAGATGCTGAGGGAGACTTTGAAAATCTTGGAAAGCGTATCGATGCAGTTGAGGCTGATACTGCTTTCCGTAAGTCTGGCGATCTCGGAGAGATTGTACAGGAACCAGCAATGGTTGAAAAATCAGTATGGGGCGGACGTTTCCTCACAACATCCGATCTACTAAAGTAAATCAAAAGAATCACTTGGAGGTGAAAATAATGTCGGAAGAAATAATCAAAAACAATCCTGCTCCAACCAGCTATCCTAATGCGGATGGTGGTTTTGCTGCAGGTGGTATTGGGGGAGTTGACTCTCCAGCCTTTGCGTTCCTGGGAAATACAGCAACAGCAGAGTTCGGAGAAACTAGCGGTCCAAACGCAGTTAACCCATCATTTACCGAAAGCCCAAATTACCCAGGTGCTGGTATCCTACGTCCTGATCAAGCTCGTCGTTTTATCGACTATGTTTGGGATGCTACCACACTTGCTAATGATGGTCGTCGTGTAACAATGCGAGCTAACACAATGGAACTTGAGAAAGTTAACGTTGGAGAGCGTGTTGTACGTGCTGCAAATCAGGGTGATGCATCATTCACAAACGCTGGAGCAACTTTCAGCAAGGTAGAGCTTACCACAAAGAAGCTACGCCTTGACTGGGAAGTTTCAGCAGAAGCACTAGAAGACAACATTGAAGGTGGTGCTCTTGAGGATCACATAGTACGTCTTATGACTACTGCTTTTGGTAATGACATCGAAGATCTAGCGATCAACGGTGACACCGATTCAGCAGATGCGTTCCTTGGCATCATGGACGGTTTCAACAAGAAGATTGCAGCAGATGGTTTCGGTAACGAAGCTGTTGTATCTGCAGGTTCAAACTGGACCGTAGAAGACATGCAGAAGCTTATCCTTGCCTTGCCTCGCCGTTACCGTGCGATTCAGTCAGGACTTAAGTTCTATGCAGGATCAGACACATTTGCTAACATCGTAAAGAACAACGGTACCGTATTTGATTCAATTGGATCAACTGAGGCTGCTCGTGGATCATACCTTGGAGGAATCGATCAGACTTTCGGAAACGCTCGTCAGACTCGTGTTCTAGGTATTCCAGTTCTAGAGGTTCCTTACTACCCTGCGGATTATGTAGACCTTACATTCCCACAGAACCGCATCTGGGGCTTCCAGCGTGACATCACTGTAAACCGCTTCTATGTTCCTAAGAAGGACACAATTGAGTACACCGTATTCGTACGTTTTGGTATCAATTGGGAAGAGCAGGATGCAGTTGCATGGGCAGCAAAGCCAGCTTCATAATTTGAAGTAGGTAACACCCTTTGAGGGGGGCAGGACTAACCTCCTGCTCCCCTTTATTAATTAATCTGTTATAATATTACTTAAGGAGGCATAACTATGTCAGAAAAAAATGAGATTGAAACATCATTAGATTTTCTACCAGAAGGAGAAGTCCTTGTCCCAGAAGAAGTTCTAGAAGAACTGTCTAAGATTGTAGAAAATACCGATAAGCCAGTTGAGGCTAAAGAATCAGAAGTTAATGAAAACGTTATTTCGCTAGAGAAGCCAGAAGTTACTGGCCCAGGTCTTGCTCCAGTGGCATCAGGTGCTATTGGAAGTACACAGGTAAAGGCACGTCCAAAGCCAGAGTCAAAGACAAAGGCAAAGAAAGCTGATGTAGAGAAGGTTGCTATTCATTCTAGTCGCAATGTGACTTGGGATGGCGTTGGTAAGGTAAACATTGGCTACAACATTGTTACTGAAGATCAAGCAGCAAAGTGGCTAGAAAGAAACCACATTAGACTTGCAACACCAGAAGAAGTTGCCAAGGAGTTTATCCAATAATGGAAATCCTAAGAGTTCCACCATATCCAATTATAACAACCTGGGATGTCCCAGAGGCAAACCATGCATATACAATTTATATTGAAGATGTGGTGGATCACTCTTATGAAACACTAGACGTTATCTCATCAGGCGGATCAACCGTTGACTATATTCTTCCACGAGCAAAGGTTCAGTTTGACCGTGATTTTGTTTTTAGAATTCACGATACAGATATTAATGGAGAAATCGTTGTAGATTCAAACCTAACAGTTTATCGTCCATATGTAGATCCAAACACTCTTGGAACAACAGCTTCAGAAATAGCAGAATATAAAAAATTAGAGATAGTCGCTAGATCAATTATTGACTCATATCTTGGAAATGACTCAGCCAATGGAGAGGGTTTCTATAACCACAAGCTGGTCCTTCAGACAGTTGGACAAGGAACTGACTATATTCCAATGTGGCATAATCCAAAGAAGATTCTAAAGGCGTATGAGAATAACGTTCTTGTGTATGACTCAGAAACTCCAGAAACAAACATCTATACATATGTAATCTCACCAGATAACTCTGCAATTATGCGATATGAGGCTGACCTTTATAATAGGCTTGAGCAAGCTCCAGCTAGAGTTCCTGCAGGGACTGGAGATCTGGGGTATTATGGAAGAGCTGGAGCAACATTCCCAAGAGGAAATGACTATACTTTTGTCCTTGATGTAGGATACAAAGCAATTCCACCAGATGTAGAAATAGCAACAACCATGCTAATTGATGATCTTAAGTGTGGAAGAAATGACTATTACAATAGATTTGTTACTCAATACAGCACAGACCAATTCGATATTAAGTTTAGTGCACAAATGTTAGAGGGTACGGGGAATATGGTAGTAGATAAGATTCTTAATGGATATAAGGGATCTGTTATCAAACCAGGATTGATCTAATGATATGCGAAACCACAGACTTTATGTACCCACTCCTTGCGGATATTTACTATCCAATAGTTGAGCAAGGTGGATTTGGCAATATCAAAAAGCAATGGATTCTTGACAGAACCGTTGCCTGCTCATTTAATCCAGCTGGTAGAAAATTTAAGCAAGACCTTCAGATTAATCCAAATATTACACTAGACAATATCCTTGTTGGTAGAACAAGATCTGATATCCTATCTTCAAATCGTGAAGATCTAAATGCTATGACTAATGTTATTATTACAAATATTCGTGATAGATTTGGTAATAGGATCTATAATGAGTCATCTGGTATCCGTAAAGGAAAGTCCACAATCTTTGAAATTTCAACCTTTAGTCCAATTGTTGGAGCCTTTGGCTCAACAGAATACTACAAGATTGTCCTAGCTCGTTCAGAAAACCAGGGTGCTGATATTTAATGCTAAGACTTGACGATAAACAATTTTTTAGAGAGATGAATAATATCATGGAATACTCTGTAGGGTATCTAGATGGAATTCATCAGGGTAAACAAAAGTTTCTTGGAAGCATTGGTAGCAGTGTGATTGAGACACTAAAGACATACATAGACTCAAGTGCAAGAGTTGATCCCCAAATGTTGCACCATGTCTATGAATGGAATCAAACAGGCAGCCCCTCAGCAAGATTATTTGATATTGAATATACTATTAGTAATTTAGGATTATCTTTTAAATCAAGCTTTACCCAATCATCATCTGTCAAAGATGGATCAACTACCCCATTCTACAATAAGGCAATGATCATGGAAAATGGTATCCCAGTTACCATTAAGCCAAAGAATGCTAGTATCCTATCCTTCAATGTTGATGGAGAACAGGTTTTTACAAAGGGACCAATTGAGGTTTCAAATCCAGGTGGTGACATGGTTCAAGGAAGTTTTGAGAACGTCTTTGATGAATTCTTTAATAGATATTTCACACAGGCATTCCTTTCTTCAAGTGGAATATCTTCATATCTAAAGAGTCCAGTTTTATATAAAAAGAATTTAGTAGCAGGCAAGTCATTAGGCAAGTCTGCTGGAGTATCTACAGGATACCGCTGGATCGCTAACGCAGGAGTTGTTATTTAATGGCTATTTACTATCCACCAGCATTTATTAATGCATATCTTCAAGACAAGATAAACGAGCACTTCACTGAAAATCCAATAGCTGGATTTGACCCAAGTGTTCTAAATCCAAGCAAAACTTTCCCATTCTTTCCAACAACCCCAACGGATATAAACTCACTATTTGAGACATTCTCAACTGGAAATGGCCAGTTTGCGGTATTTGACAGAATGTTTAAAATGCGTAGATTACCATTCCCACACATAAAGTCAGAGCAGTTACTATACTACTTCTATGCTACTGGAACAAACCCAATCCCATTTATGGTTGAGATTGCTCAAAAGGTACAGGACCTACTTGATAGCGAAGATGAGTCTGCACAGGATCTAAATGACTGGGCAAAGGCCAAGCAGTCATCATCCACCCCACTTACTGATGACAACGGAGTAAAGCTTCCGCTGCCATTCTTCCACAGAATCAAGGTCTATCAATTACAGGAAACTAGGGATGTAGTCAACTTTGGAACTGCCAGAACCTTTGCTGGTAATAAGATGATTATTGACTATGACTGGCATAAGTAATAGTTTAAAAAAGCTGTTATACTTAGTTTGAGGAAACACGCCCATTATTTCTATAGAAAAAAGAGGTGAAAAAATATGCCATATACACGTGGTTCAAGTACCAACATTATAGTTGGTGCTGCAGCACTATTTACATACGAGGCAGGGACTCTAACAGAGGCTGACCTACCAGCGTATGCAAATGGTGTTTCATACAAGGATACTCTGACAGCAGATACAGATTTCCGTAACGTTGGATATACAAGTAATGGTCTAGAGCTTATGTTCCAGCCTGACTTCGGAGAAGTTAGAGTTGATCAGGTTCTTGATGTTGCTAAGTTGTACAAGCAGGGTATGCAGGTTAACCTAAATACCACATTTGCTGAATCAACACTAGAAAACCTATTGTTTGCAATTGCAGGAAAAGATGAAGATCTTACTTCAGCAACTGGAACAGGTATTGGTGCAGGCTCAAGCCAGCTAAACCTATCAGCAGGAGACATCGGAGAATGTCCTGTTGAGCGTGGTCTAGTTGCAGTTGGTCCAGGTACAGGAGACTGTGCAGTTGGATCTTCTAAGGAACGAGTTTATGCTGCTTACCGTGCGTTGTCAATTGAGAGCGTAACAGTATCAGCCAAGCGTGACGAAGCAACTCAGTTTGCAGTGTCATTCCGCTTGCTACCAAATGACACAGCTTCATACGGTAAGATCGTTGATCGTACCATCCCAGCTGCATCATAATCTACAACTTAATACTGCAGAACCGTCTAGTTTAACTACTAGGCGGTTTTGTTTTTGGTATACTTATAGGATGGCCACAGAAGTATACAAATCAGCAACGGTACATCTAATAGATGGTACTGAGCTATACATTACCCCATTAAAAATAAAATACTTACGTGAAGTCATGGACACCTTTGAAGCGGTAAAAAGATCAAAGAATGATAACGAAGCTATTTCCTGGCTGTCTGAATGTACCAGAATAGCCATGAAGCAATACTACCCTAAGATAAAGACAATAGAGGATTTAGAAGATAGCGTTGATATTGAAACACTGTATAGGATATTGGATATTGCTGCAGGAATAAAGATAGACCAGGAAAAGACAGAAGAGACAGTACAAGAGCAAGCAGCAGAAAGCGGTCCTGGCTGGGAAAAGTTTGATCTAGCAAAGCTGGAGTCTGAGGTATTTTTGCTGGGTATCTGGAAAGATTACGAAGAACTAGAAGCATCTCTATCAATGCCAGAGCTATCTGCTATTTTGGAATCAAAAAGAGATTTAGATTATAAAGAAAAGAGATTTCTAGCAAGTATCCAAGGAGTTGATCTTGATGAACAGACTGGAAATAACGAACCAAATGCCTGGGAAAAGATGAAGGCCAAAGTATTCAGCAATGGTAAAACAGAAAATCCAAATGATGTAGTATCTCTACAAGGACAGAATGCAGTAAAAGCTGGTTTTGGTATTGGCATGGGATTAGACTACGAAGATCTTGGATAAAATAAGTTATTTATGCTATAATTGATTAACCTAACAGGAGGAAAAATAAAATGGCAACAACAACGCACCAAGAAAAAACAATCGTATTGTTTGATGGACAAGAAATCAAAATTAGACCACTAAAAATTTCACTTTTACGTGAATTCCTAAAGACATTTGAGGCTATCGAAGAAATTTCTGAAGATAACGACAAGTCTATGGATGAGCTTATTAAGTGTGTACAGATTGCTTTTAAGCAGTACAAACCAGAATTGGCAGAAGATGCCAAGGCACTGGAAGATCTACTAGATCTACCAACTGTCTATGAGATTATTGGAGAAGCATCTGGAAACAGACTAGGTGATTCATCTCTATTGAATAATCTATAAAATGTAAAGAGGGTGTATATGAATGGCTGAAGATATTCAGTCCAACATTAGAGTCAATATTGACACTAATCAAGCTTTGGCAAACATTAAACTTTTGCAAAGAGAGCTTTCAGCCTTTCATACATCTTTTGCTAAGGGGTCAGCCACTGCCGTTGCTGCCTCAAGACAATTTCAGCAAGAGTTAATTAATGATGTTAACGCCACTGGAAAATTTAGTGCCCAATTCAAAACGGTAAAAACCTCTACAGAATCTTTCACTACAGCCCTTGAAAAGAACAAGCTCTCAATGGGAGAGTACTTCCGCTATGCTGGTGGAGCATCAAGATCATTTGGAAAGCTCTTCAAAACAGAGTTTGACACTATAAATAAGGTAGCTCGTGAACGTGTTAAAGACCTTCAAACCCAATATATCAAGATGGGTCGTGACGCAAACGGGGCAATGAAGGCTATTGCTATTCGTCCACTTACTCTAGATATGGAGAGTCTAGGAACAAAAACAGCAATTGCAGCACAGAAACAGGCATTGCTGAATCAGCTTCTAAAACAAGGATCTACGAATCTTCTAAACTTCGGTAAGAATACCCAGTGGGCTGGTCGTCAGCTTATGATTGGTTTTACTATTCCACTAACAATGCTAGGTACTGCTGCTGCCAAAACCTTCATGGACATGGAAAAGCAAGCAATTGCGTTTAAGCGTGTTTATGGAGATATGCTTACAACATCTTCGGAAACAGAAAAGGCCCTAAAGGATGTTCAAAATCTTGCAGTTGAGTTTACAAAGTATGGAGTAGCAGTAGCAGATACCATGGAGCTTGCGGCAAAGGCAGCAGCGACAGGCAAGACTGGTGCAGACCTTATTGCTCAAGTAAGCCAGGCGACTAGGCTATCTGTTCTTGGTGGAGTAGATCAGCAGCAAGCACTTGAGGCAACTATATCTTTGACAGATGCATTTGGAACATCTGCAGATGCCTTAGCTGGAAAAATTAACTTCCTTAACGCAGTTGAAAACCAGACTGTAACATCTATTGAGGACCTAACAATAGCTATTCCAAAAGCTGGTCCAGTTGTAAAGCAGCTTGGTGGAAACGTTGAAGACCTAACCTTCTTCCTTACAGCAATGCGTGAGGGTGGGATTAACGCATCAGAAGGTGCTAACGCCCTTAAGTCTGGTCTTGCATCTATGATTAACCCAACAGCAAAGGCATCTGAATTCCTTGCTGGATTTGGGGTAAATCTAAAAGGTATTGTAGAGGCAAATAAGGGAGACGTCAAGTCAACAGTCATTGAGTTTGCAAAAGCTTTAGACACACTTGATCCACTAAATCGTGCTCGTGCTATTGAGCAACTATTTGGCAAGTTTCAATTTTCTCGTATTTCTACATTGTTTAAGAATGTAATAGATGAGGGAACTCAGGCAGGCAGAGTTCTTGAATTAACAAATACATCAAACATTCAACTTGCAGCATTGTCACAAAAAGAGTTGCAGAGAATATCAGAGTCTCCAATGTTTAAATTTCAAAAGGCTGTAGAAGACCTAAAGAAGTCATTGGCCCCAGTTGGAGAAGAATTCCTGAAGGCAGTAACGCCACTGATTAATTTTGGAACAGATGTCTTAAAAAAGTTTAATGATCTTGACTCAGGAGCAAAAGCCTTCATTACGAATCTTATTGGAGGTCTGGGAGTTGTTGGTCCAGTAGCCCTGATGACGTTTGGTCTATTGGCTAACGGAATTGCAAACCTTATCAAAGGCTTTGTGTTTATTAAAAATGTATTCAATAGAGCTGGAACTGCATCAACAGAGCTAGGCCAACAAACAGCATACATGTCTGCTGCTCAGATTGAGGCTTCGGCAGTTGCAGCATCTTTAAATCAAACACACAGCAAGCTTATACAGACATTTAACTTAGAAGCAGGAGCACTAAACTCACTAACAACAGCGTACAATCGCTCACTATCCTCAATGTCTGCCTTCACTGGTGTTCCAAGAGGAACTGGAAAGTCAACAAAGAAGTTTGCTGCTGGAGGGATGGTTCCAGGGTCTGGCAGTGGAGACATTGTTCCATCATTGCTTACCCCTGGCGAATTTGTTGTAAACAAAAAGGCTGCAAGTCAAAACATGCTGGCACTAAATGCTCTAAATTCTGGTAAAATTTCTAGGTTCGCAAGGGGTGGCAGAGTTGGCTCTGGACCATCTGGCCGTGTTGGAAAATCGCTAATAACTCTACCAATTGACTATAAGACAAATGTCTCGAATCAATCTGGTGCATTGAATATGTCAGACATCACGCCAGATGCAGCATCACTATCATACATGTATGCAGATGAAATACTTAAGCAGTCTAAGACCTCTGCTGGAGCAGTTTCTAGAGAGATAATCCAGTGGGAGCAAATAAATAAAAAAGCTATCGATGAGGCGACAAATGCAGTGAATGCTGGAACCCCTGCTGCAGAGGCCTTTAAAGATCTATCAGACAAATTTGTTTCTGATATGGAATCTGCAAATGGTCCAGTAAAGAAGTTTTCAGATACTGCTAGATCAATGCTACCACAAATTGAGGCAGATTTTAGAGAGGCACAGGCAGCAGCAAACTCAATGGGCCTAAATCTTAGGTCTGGAGCAGATACCGCAAAACTAGCAGAAAAAATGCCGAACAATCTCCTAGCTCAGGGAATGAATACCCCAGGAAACTTTGGAAGACTGTCTAGGGTTAGGGGGGCAGCAGCACAGATATTCGGAGGCGGTAGCAAGAACTTTGGAAAAACTGGCACTCCAGCATTTATGATGACAAAGGGTCTAGATACAAAGTCTATAGCCTATGGAACTATGATGACTCAAGAGCACATAGCTGTAACAAAGCTTCAGGAAGAAAACAGAAAAGCTCTAGCTGGAATAAGAACCCAAACAACCAAATTTGCCCAAGCAGTTCCAAAAGAAACCGTTTCCGCAATAGAAGAAGTCACTCGTCAGGCATCTCCATCTAAAGAAGCATATAATGCTGGAGCAAACATTGGTATTGGTGCAATAAATGGTATCAAGTCAACTCAAGGACAAGCAGTTACAGCTGGAGAATCTCTTGCAACAGCTACCCAATCTGGAGCTAGACGTGCATCTCAGGGACAGACAAACTATGATCTACTAAACCTTCCAATGCAGGGACCAGCAAAACCAACATTTAGACAAAAGGTTGGATCAAAGATTAGTTCTGGCATAAGGTCAGCAGCCAACATGAAAGTCGGAGACTTGTCTGGTGGAAAGCTGGCTGGTCTTGGTGCAGCAGCATCTATGGCAACATTTGCTCTATCTGGAATGGGCGGCACAGTTGGACAAGTAGCAAACGCCATTCTTCCAGTCGTGAGCATTTTTAGCTTACTTGGCCCGCTGTTGACTGGTTTTGCAGCATCTCTAGGATTAGCCTCATTACCACTACTACCGATAATTGCTGGTCTTGCTGGCTTAGCAGCAGTTGTTGGGGTATCAGCATTTGCTATAAACCAAGCGAATGAAGCTAAGAAAAAAGAATTAGAACAAATTAATGCTTCAGCAGACGCATACAAGTATGCAACAAAGGCAGTATCAGAATTTGCAACTTTGAGTGGTACGGCCACCAAGCCAACGCTAATGGATCTTTCCAAAGAAAGCTTTAAGTCTGATGTAACTGGAAAAAACCTAAATGATATTCAAACACTTTTGGCAAGCGATGAGTTTACTAATCCAGAATCTCAAATATTTAAAATGATTACGGCTCTTAAAAAAACTACTGACGTTCAAGCAAAGGCTTTTGTTTCAGCATATGCTCAGCAACTAGTTGCTTCTGGAATAGGGGAAGCCGAAGTTGATGCTAGCATTAAGGCAATTCAATCAGCAGCAGGCAAAAAAGATTTAAATATAGATTTTGCATCAGTTAATATAAATACCAAGACTGGAAGAGAAAATCTTCTTAAATCTATTGAGGAAGCTACATCAAATATTACAAAAAACAAAAAGCTAAAAAGAAGAGATGGAACAACTGTTCTAGATCCTATAGCGACCGCAAAAAGAACAGCCGATGTAAAGTCAGCAGCATCTGCATTATCATTCTCGTTTGCAAATATTAACTCTCAGTTCTCAACTGGTGCAATATCGGGCAATGTCTATAATTCAATGATATCGGGTATCACAAAAAGCCTCAAGGGAATGACGGACCAAGCCTTGGCTGGACGTATTCTAAAAACAATGTTTTCTGACATAAGCCCTGCAGCAGCTAGCTTTGCAGCTGGCTTTGATTCCATGACAGATAAAGTAAAAATCTTTACAATAGTCTCTCTTGCAGGTGCAGATGCTTTGGCAAGTCTGCAAGACTCTTTTGCTAGAATGGGTCCAATTGCAGATCCAAAGCAAAGGGCATCTTTGATAAAGTATACTCTAGACAAATCCTTAAAAGATGCAAAAGCATTTGGAAAAGCCTTTGATAAGATTACTGGCACAGGGAGCACTGGCACTGGATCTGGAACTGGTGGGACAGTCGCAAATACCTCAGCCCTAGAAAAACAACTTGACACATTGAAGAAAAAGCTTGAATCTCTAAGGAGTATAAATGCAGAACTCAAGAGACAGCAAGATTTTGAAATGGCTCAGCAAAAGAGAATTCAGGATATGAAGCAAGACTTTATCTCTGGTAACTACCTAGCTGCATCTATGAAGCGTCAAGAAATGGCCTATGCTCAACAGAATTATAACAAAGAGTCTGAAACCATATCTCTAGAAAAGAAGATTTCAGATCTTGAAGCACGAATTGCTGCAAAAAAGAATACTGGAAGAGCTTCTGGTGGAATGGTTTATCCAGGAATGGCTATGGGAGGACTAATCTCTGGTCCAGGAACTGGAACCTCAGACTCAATTACTGCAAAACTAAACTTTGCTAGTGGTGGTCAGATCAATGTTTCTAATGGAGAATATATCACTCGTGCTGCTTCTGTAAGACAGTATGGAACTGACTTTATGAACTCTGTAAACAATGGATCATATAATCCAGGAGCATACTCTGGCGATTCAGTGTATAATGTTAATATGACAATTAATGGCGGTAATGCAAATGCTGATCAAATTGCATCAGCAGTAATGAAGAAACTTGATGTTATTGCTACCAAGAATAATAAGACAAACAAGGTTAGAGTTTAATGGCATATCCAATAGAAGCTGGTATTCAGCTTGCCCTAAATAATACCCCTACAACGGCTACATATGCCTCTGATGGGGCTTTGGGTGCTACTTCTGTAGTTATTGGTGCGTCTAACTCAAATATCGTTGTAGGCCAAACTGTGACTGGTACTGGCTTTGCTGCTAATACTCTAGTTACCAGCATTGATGGAACAACTATAAACTTTTCTCCAGCCACAACTGCCCAAGTAGCTGGAACAATAACCTTTAGCACCACTTGGTATAAACTTACAGATCACAATAGATCAGAAATTAGTATCCAGCCAGAGCTAATTGAGAAATCTCAAAGAATGGCTAATGGAACTATGCGTAAATATGTTGTAGCAAAGAAGCACAATATCTCTACATCGTGGGACTTCCTACCAGCAAAAACTATCCTAGCAGTTGATGGAAACTATGCAGCAGCATGGCTAGAAGCTTTTTATAATGCTAACTGTGGGATTCCAATTTTTGTAAAAGTTGTAAAGGCTAAAGATACTGCGGTAAGTCTAGGACAGTTGCCATTAGACTCTACATTTGCAACTGCTCAAAACTCAAGCACAATATACGAAGTGTTCATGACTGGATTCTCAAATACAGTTAGATATAGAACAACTACATCAGACTATGTTAATATGAGCATAGAGTTTACAGAGGTATAATGTTAAATACAGTAGACTCCTCAGTATTCCTGAATTCTAAATACATCAACATGAAGCCAGTAGTCTCTGCTGAGTGGAATAATAACCTATACAATTCTCCATACGTTGTTGTATCTGGAAATGCTGCTTTTAATCCATCAGATATTTCATATTATGGATCACTATCAACCAAAACACTTTCATCTGTAAGTTCTGGATCAGAGTATGCTAAAGAAAACTTTGTTACTAATAGTTTTCCTTTAGATGCTGGAGCTAGTACTTCTACTGTAGCTTTTAGATACTCTGGCACTTTAGCAGCAGGAGAAGCATATAAAATAGTAATGTATGTTAAAACTAACAGCATTTATCCAGTATTGCTAAATACTAATATTGCTGGGTACTCCGCAAAGTCAAAAGAAATTGATTCTTTAAATTGGACAAAAATAGAGACATATGCTTCCTGGGATTCAAATGTAACGCCAACATCCCTTGACTTTATAATAAACGCATCCAACATTGTGACATATAATACTAGTGCTAATATCTACATAACATTACCAGAAGTTTATAAGATAACAAGATTTGATTATGAAAATGGATCATTGTGGTCAGCATATAGTCCATTCAAAATTTTTAGACCAGGAGAATCATATGTATCTTCTGGAAATGCAGATATATCATATCCAGTTAATTTTAGAAGAGCTACTAAAGGACTTAAGAGTGGACAGACCTATCAAGATATGCCAATTAGTCCTCTAGTTAATAATCCAAAATTCTTTTTAGCATCACCTCCAGTGGGAATATATAAAACTGGGGTAGCTAATGATACAATGCCATATCAATATTTTGTATCATCTGATCAATCAGCTGAGAAGATTATCACTGCAAAATATGAAAAAACTGTATATTGTAATAAACTTGTTTTAAAATTTAACACACTAATGTCTACACCAACAGTAACAGTAAGCCTTGATGGATCAAGTATTGGGTCCTTTACTCCAGACTCAACAGGTCTTTTGGTTCTATACTATAGTGGTTCTAGTTGGAGCACTACAAAATGGGCATCTAGTATAACGCCTAGATTTTCGAAAACTGGAACAATGTCTCCAGCATATAAAGAGTTTAACAAGATTTCTATAAATCAGATATCCTCGTCTGTAAGCTCTTCATTCTCATCATATTCTTCATTAACCTCTGAAATGACAAGATTGCAGCTAATTGAAGTATCCCCTAGACTTGAAATAGATTTGACGGATCTTGTTCTAAATGTCTCTATAAATAAGTCATTAGATAGCAAGAATAGCTATGTCCCAATATCTTCTATTAATTCAAATGATGCGTCAATTGAAATTTCAGCAATACCTCTAACAAGCTCTACTGGACCAATTCCATTATTTTCAAATGAATCTAATCTAACAAACACTGTATTAAAAAATATGTTAACCAAAAACGTTAAGTTTTATATTAGCTTCTTGTTGTCAGAAGCAAGCTCCCCAGCAATCTCTACACAAGACTACTATATTCCTGCAGGAGTTTTTTATTCAGAGTCCTGGTCAGAAAGCGATGTGTCGTCAGTCTCAGTTCAGGCATATGACATAACAAGATATTTGCAAACAACTCCAGTACCAGATTATGTAGCAAACAAGAAAAGTGTGTTTGATATAATCTCAAACATTTTAGACCTGTCTGGATTTACAGACTATGACTATGACTCACTATATAATGTCTGTAATGATCCTGTGCTACCACTAGATCTTGCATACTACTATTGCAACTCTAAAGATTCAACAATAGTAGAGGCTCTATCTGAAATATTCTTAGCCTATCAAATCGGGGCATATATTGATGAATATGGGATAATGAAGTTCCTAAGTCTAAGTAATATTATGTCCAATACAGGAACAACCATAAGCATCAGTGATTCAAACATCATTGATGGTGGATATTCTATTCAAACAAATGCAAAACCTGGGAAAATATCTTTAAGATATCAACCACCAAAAATTAAGCAGTCACTCTCACTACAAAATACTGCAAGTCCAGATATGAAAAACTCTCCATCTTTCATATATGCAACATCAAATGATGTTGTTTGGTCACAGCAAAACCTAGACTCTGTTGGATTTAACTATCTAAGTAAGTCTATGTCAGCAAATAGCAATAGTTTTACTTTAGATAAACGTGACCTACTAGATATTTTTCACACATATTCATTAAATAGTAATGGGTATGCTGCAATTGAAAATGAAATAGTTTCTTTTGTTTATAAAGAATATAACATAAAGACCCATGATTATGTTGAAGGTGTATCTGGACATCAGGAAACTGTTTCTGTCAAGAGCGATATAGAGTTAGCTTATGAGATAAATAGGTTTATAAGAAAATATCCAATAACCATAAGAAAGATTGATAGTGTTATTACTGATGTTATTGGGACTGGAGATTTAGTGTCATATGTGTCAGATAATGATTTTGTTATTGGAGACAGCGTTAGTATTGTTGGGGTTACTCCAGCAGTATATAATATCATTGGGACAATTGTAGATCGTGATCCAACATATTTTTCTATTAAAAATACTGCAGTTGGAACCTTTAACTCAGCAGCATCACTAAATGCAATGGCTATTGCCAAAACTGATTATGACGTAACCATAGAGCCTACAGGAAACATTAACAATGTTCAAAGAGGCGTTTTCAATACAAAGGTGTCAGAACACAATATTCTTGAAACAACCATAGAAAGTAAGGGTCTTACTCAGGCAAGAGTATCTTCTTCTAACGTAATATCTACTGGAAATATCGATGCAACTGTTTTATCTGAAAGTTCTTACCCAGATATAGATAAAAATAGCTATTCTAAAATTGCTGTTAGATCTTCAACATTAATAGATAAGGTATTAATATACTCAGATACAGATAGAGATTCTGGAAATCAATTAGATACTATTACTGAAAAATATCTAGGCTACCAGACATACATGACAAAATTTAATTTTAACTATGATGTAAAGCTTGGTTCAGCTGGGTTATTCTTTAATCTTGATTCAGACCTAACAATGACTAATTCGTATTTTGTAGAAATTACACAATACTACAAATCTACAAAAACTACACTTGACGGCTATGGAAATCCAACAAAAGTATATGGATATTTGTGTACCGTTTATTACATTAATTCTTCAAATGAAAAAATTATTGTTGGCTATTCAGATATAAGTTCAATTGTGGCATCTATTGTATTTAATTTTCCAAAAGTTATGACAAAAACAACAGACTCCTATACTGGTATAGTTTCATATAAAAACGATTTAACTGTAGAGACTCCATTCATTCTAAAAGTAGCCCACAGCATAGAAGAAAACGTTCTTGGGAATGTAGCCACTGATGGAGATAGGGTTCTAAGAGTATTTTTAAATAATATAGAGATATCTGGCTGGCAGGTTCCAATAAACGGAAGCTCTGTAGCCATTACTGGAGCTACCGTTGACTACGAGTTTCACAAAACAACTTATTCATTTTCTGGAACCAAGCCATCAGATTTTATAGCTGGAAATTCCGTAACAATATCTGGAATAAATCCAACAGAGTTAAATGGAACTTTTGTAATTTATGCAACAACAAGCAGTTCCTTTACAATAAATCAAATAGTTTCTTCAAGTGCATACATTTCTGACGGTACCGCAGTAATTGTAGATACAATTAATGAAACAAGCTACAAGACAATAGATGTAAACTCAACATCTAAAATTAGAAAGAAGCTAGTCTTACCACACCAAATTTCAGAAAATACTATTTTTGGAATTTTTGCCAGTGCCAATCCATTAATGGATAATGGAGTCACAGCCGATAACTTAAATATTTGCACATTTTCAGAGATATATGCAACCCAGTCTGATCTAAAAGAGCATTCCGTAAACTATTTCTTTCAGGATAGGAGATTCTTAAACGCATCTCTTCAGGGACAAAATTTAATGGAAAAAACATACTGTATGCAAACTAAGCCAGAAGTTATTGGAATAAACTACTATGATGTTCAATATACAACACCAGCAGCAGTCTCTGTCGATGTTCTTCCAATTGAATATTCTTGGTACTATTTCCCAGGAAATATGCCAGAAGATCAAAAATGGTATCAAAGACAGTTTGTTAGCGAAACATCTGTATCCTACTCAACACCAATTAATACTGGATTTAGAGCAAAAATGATAATTGTCAATAATGCACCACACATGGTTTTCTTGAATAAAGAATCTGATGAACTTAATCAATTTACGGTTAGACTAAATCTATGGACACATGAAATCATAGCTCAATCTGATCAAGAAATTATCGAAAAGAGTGTCAGTGATTCTAATAGTTCTGAGGTTGCACAAATAGATTCAGAATGGATTCAGTCAAAACAGGCTGCAAACAGAATGCTCTCTACAATAAATTCTGGACTAGACGGATTTTCTAAAAATACAACAATTCAAATATTTGGAAATCCATTAATTCAGGTGGGAGATGTTGTTAGTCTAACATATACTCTAAACGGAATCAATCAGCAAAAATATACAGTACACTCTGTAAATCATTCATTTGATAATGGATTAAGCACAACCTTAGTACTAAATACCATTAAGAAGGGAATTAGCTATAGTGTCTAAATATAAATCACCGTTTTCTGTCAGCCATAGACAGCCAATAATTATAGACCCAAAAGATCCTCGCAGCAATAACATTGATAGGTATAGATCTAGAATAGGATCAGAAGTTATTCTGGCAAAGCCAAAAGATCAGCCAATAGGTATGGTCGACAGCCCAGGTAGAGCAATTCCAATAAATTATTATGCAAATGTGACAATTCACCAAACATATAACAATTTACCACATCAACTTTTGCTTATTCGTAGATATTTGGAAAGCCCTTTATCAATAGAGGATCTAGCAGAAGAGACAACTACCTTCTGTGTATTAGATGAGGGAGGATTTGATATTGATTTTGATCCCATTTATCCAGATCAAAATGGAGGCAATTTAGTTATCTATGTTCCAAAAATACCAGGATTTTCGACAAGTCCAACATATAGCTATACAATATCTAATTCAGCAAATGCAGAATGGCTTGCTACATACAACGTAGGAAATAAGTGGGAATTTACCTTCCATGTACATGGAGATGTTGATATTTCTATGACTGTGATATAATTAAACATTAAGGAGAAAAATGCCATACGTACAAATATCTGATCCAAATATCATTGACCTAGCCTCATGGCATCAGGTTATTAATGTTGTTAATCAACATAGTGATGCTATTGCAGCATTAACAAATAATTTTGGACTATCTTGGAGTCCAGACTATGACGGAGACGACTGGTCCTCAGCTTTTGACTTTGGATCACAGATTATTGTTTATGGTAGATCAAGAGTTAATGGTACTGTTGATAATACTACAACAATTAGTCAAACAATAAACTTTACACAGCCATTTTCTGCTAAGCCAGTAGTTACTGCAACCGTATACACAGGAACAGAAAGTAGATATGATGCAGTTGCGACAACTATGGATCAGACAACTTCAAGTTTTACATTGAGAGTAACTAATCTTCCTGCAACAGTAACTGTGGATACGTATGTGACCGTAAACTGGATTGCAATCGGTCCTAAGTAATCCTATAACTTAAACTAGGCTTAATTATGGCTAATAGAAAAGGCAGCATATCTGATGAAGGCTATAATGAGTCTACAATAATTCCTGGTAACAAAAAAGTATGGTTTTTAAATGGAGATTTAGTTCGTATTCATCACCTAAATAGATCTAATGGCATCATGTCTGTCTATAATATTATAAAAGATCAGATTGAAAGTTGCCTAATTGCTGATTTTAAAAAGAATCGTGAACGTGCTTTTACAGTTGGAGAAACTGCACAACTGGTAAATCGTCACAAAAAATATATGCCTTCATTAGTAAAAAGAGGCATAATCCCAGAGCCTACTGGCTCACAAAAAGGTGGGGCACGAGGCTGGCAGGTAAGAAGCTATTACTCAGAATCTCAAGTAAGAGAAATTCGTGATATACTTGCTTCCTACCATATTGGTCAACCAAGGAAAGATGGTCTTATTACTAACAATATGACACCATCAAAACAGGAGTTGACACGTCGTATGGGAGATGGTATACTAACTTATACGAGAACAGAAGATGGAAGATTTATACCAGTTTGGTCTGAATCTATATAACCGTTGAAAGGGTTGAGAATGTCAGAAGACAGTACAAAAGTAAACGTAGCATTGGGCTACACGCTAAATCTAGGAAACTTTCAGTCATTGCGTATTGATCTAGGAGTCCAGGACTCTAAGCGAGATGGAGAGACAACCGCAGAAGCGTTTGACCGTATCTATTCATTCGTTGAGGCAAAGCTACACGACAAGATTAAAGAGAATCAAGAAGACTAATGGCTGTAGAACGCAAAGACCGAATGGCTTTGCTTTCACGCTATAGCAAATTCCATACTGCTAAGTATGAACAAAAGCCGTTACTAAATCTAAATGTGGAACAATGGGCATCAGATGCTCTTATTGAATCCTATACTTTACCTTTTTGCTATGATCTGCTAGAATATTATTTCAAGGTAGCACAAAGTCCAACATGGAAATATTTTGCTAACTATGCTGACAAAATTATTGATGCAAGAGCAGAACAAGAACAAGATTCTAAGGAGAGAGCTGAGCGACGCAAGTTAGCTCAACAGTGGTTAAATGAATAATACAGAAGCTAAACTAATATCCGCAGTACTACAGGATAAGCAGATCCATGTTTTGCTACAAGCAAATGTGGAAACCTTGTTGCGTACTCATAATGATATTTGGACCTTTATTCGAAACTACTCAGAAAATAATGGATCTCTCCCACCAACTAATCTTGTAGTAGAAAAGTTCCGTGACTTTTCCCCAGTCGATGGGGTAGGTGCAACCAAACATCACCTAGAAGAGCTACAGGTAGAATACCTAAACGATAGCATGAAAGATATTCTTCGTAATGCTGCCTCAGAGGTTCAAGCTGGTCAGGGATCAAAGGCACTAGAAGAACTAATTACTAAAACCTCAGAGCTTAAGAAAAACACCTCAACCATCCGTGACATTGATGCTACTGATCTTGAAGATGCTGTTGCATACTACCAAAACGTTCAACGCCAAATGGAGATTGGATCTATTGGTATTAAGACTGGTCTTGCTGGATTTGACAACTACCTACCATCTGGTATTATGCCAGGGCAGCTGGGCGTGTTTCTAGCCTATCCAGGTATTGGTAAATCTTGGATGGCTCTATACTTTGCGGTACAGGCATGGAAACAGGGTAAGTCACCACTAATCATCTCACTTGAAATGAGTGAGACAGAAGTTCGTAACCGTGTATTTACAATTATGGGTGCAGGTCTGTGGTCACACCGTAAGTTATCTAATGGACAGATTGAGATCGATGATCTAAAGCGTTGGCACGAAAAGGATCTTGCTGGTAAGCCAGAGTTCCACATTATCTCAAATGATTCAGGTGGTGAAGTTACACCATCAGTTATTCGTGGAAAGATTGATCAGTATAAGCCAGATCTAATTATTGTAGACTACCTACAGTTGATGAGTCCAAACCAGAAGTCTGAAAATGAGACTGTCCGTATGAAGAACCTTTCTCGTGAGCTAAAGCTAATGGCGATTGGTGAAGAGATGCCTATCATTGCAATCTCCTCAGCGACACCAGATGATGTTAATAAGTTGGATACCGTTCCTACTCTAGGCCAGACTGCCTGGAGCCGTCAGATCGCTTACGACGCTGACTGGGTTTTAGCTCTGGGTCGTGCCACAAACTCTGATATCATTGAGTGTGTATTCCGTAAAAACCGTAATGGATTTATGGGAGAGTTCCTAGTGCAAGCAGACTTTGATAAAGGCTGGTACAAGTATAAAGACTTTGAAGATAAGTAGTTATAATGGAGTATGGCCAGCTATCACCATCGACCAATTAAAAAGTTTTATTTGGATGGAGTAATCAATGATGATTCAGTGCTTGGAAGATTAAAAATTGAATACATAAGATTGTTAATATCTGAAATGAAACTTTTGGGATATGTTCCAAGACTTGACATTGATCCAGACTTTACAATACAATATAATGATACAAAAGAATATTTTGAATTTAAATTATCAATACATGGGGTTTACACAGGGAAGAAAAAGAGCGAATGCATAACGGGAATAGACGGAACAACAGCGGTATATACACAAAAGAGCAAATCAAGCGTGTCCTTGCAGGAGCAGGAATCACGATTGAATCAGAAATAGACTCTGACTATATCATTTTCTGCCCATTCCATAATAACTATCGCACCCCAGCAGGTGAAGTTGATAAAACTAGTGGTATATTCTTTTGCTTTTCTTGTCAAAAAGCTACAGACCTAGTTGAACTAATTATGTTTACTTCAGCTAGAACTTACTTTGAATCAGTTCGTTTTATTAAAAGTAAGCAGCAAGAGGGTAATCTAGAGCAAGAAATTGTAAGCAAGTTAATTCAAAAGCCAGACTATGTTCAATTTGATGAACTAACGATTAAGAGACTAAACAATCAGGCCCTAGAGTCTCCTCGTGCTATGAGATATTTTAGCGGAAGATTGATAACAGAAGACTCTGTAAAGAAGTTTGTACTGGGCTTTTCTGAAAAGCAGGACATGGTAACTATTCCAGTTCACTCTCCAGATGGTATGGAGATCGGCTTTGTTGGTAGATCTATTGAGGGTAAAGAGTTTAAGAATACCCCAGGACTACCAAAGAGCAAAACCCTATTTAATCTTAATAGAACTAAGGCATCAAGCAAGGTGTATGTAGTAGAATCATCCTTTGATGCTATTCGTTTAGATCAATGTGGATTCCCAGCGGTAGCAACCCTGGGAGCTAATGTATCAAATATACAAATAGAACTTCTTCAAAAATACTTTAATAACATTATAGTTATTGCAGATAATGATGAAGCTGGTGGTAACATGAAGGATAGGCTTATTGAAAGACTAGGATCTCGTGTAACTGTCATAAAACTAGATAAACAATATAAAGACATAGGAGATATGGAAGATGCAGATATTAAAAAGTTTGACTTTTCATTTGACAAATCTATATCATCTATGTTAAACTAATATACCGCTAAATAAGGAGAAAAACATGAGCGTAATTAAAGGGCTAAAAGATATCAACGCACTACTTGATAAGCCAAAATATGAAAGCACAGGATCAAAGGTTCGCTGGGTAAAGCTAGTTGACGGACAATCTGCAAAGGTTCGTTTTGTTGAAGAACTAGATTCAGATTCAGCAAACTATTCAGAAGACCGTGGTCTATCTGTAGTAATTTCAGAACACACAAATCCAAAGGACTACAAGCGTAAGGCTGCCTGTACTATTGATTCAGAAGGCCGTTGCTACGGTTGTGAGATGGCTCGCAAGGAGCCAAAGTCAGGATGGCGTTCACGCCTACGTTTCTACTGCAATGTTCTAGTAGACGATGGCACAGAAGATCCATACGTTGCTGTATGGTCACAGGGTATTTCAAAGCAGTCTGCTTTTAATAATATTCGTGAGTATGCACTAGATACTGGATCTATCTCAAATCTTGAGTGGAAGCTAAAGCGTAACGGGCAGGGAACTGAAACCAACTACACTCTACTACCTAGCAAGCCAGATTCAGAACCATTTGCTTGGACAGGTCACGAATTCTTTAACCTTGAGAAGGTTGTTCGTGAAGTCCCTTATGCAGAACAGGAACAGTTCTACTTTGGTTTTGACGCACCATCAATTACTTCAGGTAACACTGACTGGTAATCGCTGAGTGAGTGGGGGTAGCTATAATGGCTACCCTCATTTGCCTTACAGGTATTGACAACCTATAGAAAATATGTCATAATTTTATATATTATAAAAATAACATTAAGGAAAATATGAGTTACGCAGGGCTTCACGTTCACACGCATTACAGTTTGTTTGACGGAATCGCCACCCCACAGGAATATGTGGATCGTGCAGTAGCGTTGGGTATGCCAGCTATTGCAATTACTGACCATGGATCTCTATCTGGTCACCGTGAAATGTATCGTGCTGCCAAAGAAGCAGGCATTAAGCCTATCCTTGGCCTTGAGGGGTATATTACTAAAGATCGCCTACATCACGAAGATAAAAAGGCTAACAATGACCCACTAGATCTTAACTATAATCACCTTATTATTCTTGCTAAGAATGCCCAGGGATTAGAAAACCTAAATAGACTTAATGAAATTGGTTGGACAGAGGGCTTTTACAAAAAGCCACGTATTGACTGGAAAGTCCTAGAGCAATACAAAGAAGGTCTAATTATTACATCAGGATGTCTATCTGGTGTCCTAGCTAAGGCTATTGAGGCAAATGAGTTTGCATATGCAAAAGACCATATCAAGTGGTGTAAAGAAACTTTCGGTGATGACTACTACATTGAGGTAATGCCACACAATCCTCCAGAGATTAACAAGGCTCTTCTTGAACTTGCAGATGAATTTGGGGTATCTCCAGTAGTAACACCAGACTGTCACCACTCAGACCCATCTCAGAAAGAAATTCAAGAGCTAAAACTAATTCTTAATACCTATTCTAATCAGGTACAAAAGGATGCCAGCTATGATGGCTCTAAGAAGTATGAAAACTTGATGGATAAGCTTGACTACCTATATGGTGCAGATCGTCAAATGTCATTTAATAAGTTTGAGATTCACCTATTGTCAGATGCAGAGATGCGTAGTGCCATGGAAGCCCAGGGTATTGACCGTGAAGACATGTACCAGGCCACTCTTGATATCGTAGCTAAAATTGAAGACTACGACATTAAAGACCATGCAGATCTCTTGCCTGTTCAGTATAAAGATCCAGACAAAGAGTTGTATGAACTAGCTATAGTTGGATTGGCTGATCGTGGTCTTGAAGGTAAGCAGGAATATCTAGATCGTCTAGATGAAGAACTTAAGGTAATCAAAGATAAGAACTTTGGGCCATATTTCCTTGTTGTACGAAGCATGATTGCTTGGGCTAAAAAGGAAGACATTATGGTTGGTCCAGGTCGTGGTTCTGCTGCAGGTTCGCTGCTTTGCTATGCCCTAGGAATTACAGATATTGATCCAATTCAACATGGACTTTTGTTCTTCCGTTTTATTAACCCAGAACGTAATGACTTCCCAGATATCGATACAGATATCCAGGATTCACGTCGTGAAGAAGTAAAGGATTACCTTGTTCGTCAGTATCGCCACGTTGCTTCTATTGCAACATTTCTTGAATTTAAGGGCAAGGGTATGGTTCGTGATATTGCTCGTACACTTAATATTCCGCTACCAGATGTCAACAAAGTTCTAAAGCTAGTTGATGATTGGGATGATTACTGTAACTCAAAATCAACTGCTGAGTTCCGTGAAAAGTATCCAGAGATTGAGCTATATGGCGAACAGCTACGTGGTCGTATTCGTGGAACTGGTATTCACGCTGCAGGTGTTGTTACATCTAAGGAGCCTATCTTTAGATTTGCACCTATGGAAACTCGCACGGCACCAGGAACTAAGGAACGCATTCCAGTAGTAGCAGTAGACATGGCAGAGGCAGAGCGTATTGGTCTAATTAAAATCGATGCTCTTGGTCTAAAGACTCTATCAGTTCTTCAAGATACTCTAAAGATTATCGAAGAGCGAGATGGCAAAAAGATTGAGCTTCTAAAGATTGATATGGAAGACAAGAATGTATACTCTATGCTATCTGACGGATATACAAAGGGTGTGTTCCAATGTGAAGCTACTCCATATACTAACTTGCTAGTTAAGATGGGTGTCAAGAACTTTGCAGAACTTGCTGCATCTAATGCTCTAGTTCGTCCAGGTGCTGCTAATACTATTGGTAAAGACTACATTGCTCGTAAGCATGGCAAGCAGAATATCTCATATCACCACCAAGTAATGAAAGCATTTACTGCTGAAACTTATGGATGTATCCTATACCAGGAACAGGTTATGCAGGCTTGTACCGAACTTGGTGGGATGACTATGGCAGAGGCCGATAAGGTTCGTAAGATCATTGGTAAGAAGAAGGATGCCCGTGAATTTGACGCATATCGTGATCAATTTGTTACTGGGGCATCTAGATTCCTACGCCCAGAGGTCGCAGAAGAGCTGTGGACGGACTTTGAGGCCCACGCTGGGTACTCTTTCAACAAGTCTCACGCTGTGGCTTATTCGACGCTCTCATACTGGACCGCTTGGTTGAAGTACTATTACCCAATTGAGTTTATGTATTCATTGCTTAAGAATGAGAAGGATAAGGATGCTCGTACAGAGTATCTAATTGAAGCAAAGCGTATGGGTATTCCAGTTCGTCTACCACACATCAATGAGTCAGACATTGACTTTAAGATTGAGGGTAAGGGAATTCGTTTCGGACTATCAGCTATTAAGTTTATTAGTGATAACATTGCTAGTAAGTATATTGCAGCCCGTCCATTTGCTTCTTATAAAGAGGTTGAAGACTTTACTTTTGGCAAGGGCAATGGAGTTAACAGTCGTGCTCTAAATGCTATGCGTGTTGTTGGTGCAGTTACTTTTGAGGATCAGCCACGTAATGATGAAGAGATTAAAGAAAATCTATACGAATACCTAAACCTACCAGAATTTAATATGTCTGTTCCTGCTCACTATCATGCATTTATTAATGATGTTGAAGAGTTTGAAGAAAAGGGAGCATACGTTATTATGGGTATGGTCAAGGGAATTAAGCGTGGTAAAGGTTGGTCACGTGTAGAAATTCTAGACAAGACTGGTAGCGTGGGTATCTTTGATGAAGAGGAAAGTTCAATTGAGGCAGGTAGAACATACATAGTCTTAGCTAGTGATAACAGAATTGTCTCAGCAGTTCCAGTAGATGAGATTAAAGGATCAGAATCTGGTCTAGTTAAAATTCTAAATTATCGCATGTTGCCTTTCAAAGAGGATGAACTGTTTGTGGTATCATTTAAACCTAGAATTACAAAAGCAGGAAAGAAAATGGCAGCACTAGTTTTGGCAGACGTTAGTCGTGAACTACACAGTGTCACTGTATTTCCTACAGCATTCCCTCAAGCGTACATGAGGATTCAAGAGGGAAGTGCATACAAGTTTAAGCTTGGTAAAACTAAAGATGGAACAACTATTATGGAAGAAGTAAAATAATGATTACAGTATATTCAAAACCAGCCTGCGTCCAATGTGAACAGACAAAGAAACTACTAACTAAGAATGGTCTTGAGTTTGAGACTATCGATATCACAGAAGATCAATCTGCATACGATAAGATCGTAGCAATGGGCTTTCAGGCAGCCCCTGTGGTCATTACAGATGATGATGCATGGGCAGGATTTAATCCTGTTAAAATTAATGGATTGGTGGCATAAGAATGACTACTATGGAAGAAGCTCTTGCAGCTCTAGATCCACGTATCCGCAAGCGTTTGTCAAATGGGGTAGGATTTAAGACTGAGTATCAGGCAACGCCTAGCTATGGCTTGAACCGTGCACTAAATGGCGGATTGCCTATGGGTAGACAAGTTCTGATTTGGGGATCAAAGTCATCAGCTAAGTCATCTCTATGTCTTCAAATGATTGCTATTGCCCAGCAAGAAGGAAAGCTTTGTGCTTGGATTGATGCAGAGATGTCATATTCTGAAGAGTGGGCAAAAGCTCTTGGGGTAGATACAGAACAACTCATTGTGTCTCAGGCACGTACTATTAATGAAATGGTAGATGTGGGAACTAACCTGATGAATGCAGGTGTAGACCTAATTGTAGTAGACTCTATTACATCTCTTCTGCCTGCAATTTATTTTGAAAAGGATTCAGATGAACTTAAACAATTGGAAAACACTAAGCAAATTGGTGCTGAGTCAAGAGACTTTAGTAACGCTTGGAAAATGCTTAATTACGCAAACAACAAAGTTAAGCCAACGCTTTTTGTACTTATCAGCCAATCTCGCAATAACATTAGTGCTATGTATACTAGTCAACAGCCTTCTGGTGGTCAAGCTACTAAGTTCTATTCTTCAACTGTTATTAAACTCTTCTCGTCTGAATCAGACAACCAGGCTATTAAGGGTAAGATTGCTGTCGGAGATAAGCTTATTGAGGAAAAGGTTGGACGTAAAGTTCGCTGGGAGGTTCAGTTTTCAAAAACTTCTCCAGCTTTCCAGTCTGGTGAATACGACTTTTATTTCAGGGGCGATGTTGGCATTGATAGCGTTGGTGACCTTGTGGACACTGCAGAACTTATGGGTATTGTTAGTCGCACTGGGGCTTGGTATATTCTCCCAGACGGCTCTAAGGTCCAGGGTAGAGAAGCTTTTGTCAACCGTGTTCGTGAAGATTTAGATCTACAGGATTCAATCAAGGCACAGGTAAATGGCTAAGTATACAGTATTTCACGGTCAGTTTACTTGCCACGTCTGTAAGACAGAGGTTAGCTCATTGAGATCATATCCAGATACTAAAGAATTAACCTGGATGTGCTCAGAAAAGCATCTAAGCAAAGTAAATCTGTCATATAAAAAGATTAAGAAGGACTATGAGCGAGAAAAATGAGAGTAAGAGAATAGGTGCTAAACAGCACAAAAACTCTGGTAGAGGGACTCATAAGGGCGATGCTACATGGGAAAACTTTACAGTAGACTTCAAAGAGGTTGGTAAATCATTTACCATCAATAAGGAAGTCTGGGCAAAGGCAACAACAGATGCAATTAGAAATGGTAATGATCCAGCCATCGTTGTTGTCATAGGATCTGAGGGTATAAAGACAAGACTTGCTTTAATAGAACTATCCTTGCTAGAACAGCTGATTAATGGTATAATAGAAGAATAACACTGGAGACAATAAATGGAACATGAAACAACAACAATAGATAAAGTAAATGGTCTAACAGAAATTGCAGACTTTATGAATGACGAAGAGCTAACTCAAGCTCTTACTTTCATAGCTAAGATCATCATTAAACCAGATATTCCACTTAATGTCGCCACACTAGAAATCGTTAGACTTCAGGCAATTGCTGCAAAGATGTCTTTTAAAGCAACTTGGATGACTAACGTAGACAAAGGAGATAGAGCGAAGAAGAATATCTACTATACAGCTGCTGAGGCCATCAATGACCTAGTATCTGCATTGAAGTATATTACTCGCTAATCACATCATGGCAAAAAGTTTACTACAGCAGGTTATGCTAAAGAAGATCGACAACAGTGGTCCATCTTTTATTGACAAGCAAGCACTAATTGATAAGATTCAATCTGGATACACAGTAAATCGTGTAGACAAGTTTACAACCAAAAAGACATTTGCACCTAGTACTATTGCATATTCTCATGGAGAATGTCCTCGTTACTGGTACCTTGCTTTTACTGGTGCTAACTTTACTGATAATGCTGATGCATACGGTGGTGCTAATATGACTGCTGGTACTAAATCACATGAGCGTATTCAGGAAGCAATGGGTAATGTCCCTGGCTTCTTAGTCGATTCAGAATTTAAGATTACTTATAATGATCCTCCAATCTTTGGATTTGGTGATGTCATGCTTAACTGGGAAGGCGAAGAACTTCTTGGTGAAATCAAGACTATGCCAAACGAAGGATTTGAATATCGTAAGCAAGCAGGGAAGCCAAAGACTGGCCACCTTGTACAGCTACTTATTTATATGAAGATCAAGAATAAGAATAAAGCCGTATTGATTTATGAAAACAAGAATAATCACGAACTGTTGATTTTCCCTGTTGAACTTAGTCAGTACTATTTTGAGTGGGTTGAAAATGCATTTGAATGGATGCGAACAGTTCGAAAAGCTTGGGAGAATAAAGAACTTCCAACAAAGAACTATCGCTCTAATTCTAAAATCTGTAAGACATGTCCAATTAAGGAAGCATGTGACGCAGCTGGCATTGGGGAGATCAAGATTAAATCTCTGGAGCCTATAGATGAAAACCAAGCATTGCCAGTGGTGTGATCACACCTTTGAGACTAATATCTCATATCAAATATATTGTTCTTCTGAATGTAGAGAGTCTGCAACCAAAGAAAAAATTGCAGCACGGTATCTACAGACTAGAAGGACTAGGCGTAGTGGGAAAAACAGGGTATGTAAATCTTGTGAGCAAAGCTTGTCTATCTATAATGATAATGATCTGTGCTTAAACTGTGATGTAAATCCGAAAGATGTTTTAAAAGCATTGAAGGATATTAAAGGATTAGCAAATGGTAAAAATTAGTGCTGTTAATGAAAAGCCAAAAGTAGTATGTAGTATTGATGCTAGTACTAACAGTCTGGCATTTGCCATATTCTCCGACCTTTCATTAATAAGCATTGGCAAGATCAATTTCCAGGGTACTAATACATACGCTAAAGTTGCAGATGCTGCTAAGAAAACGGTATCATTCTTTAAAGAGTTTGAAATTGATGCCATTGTGATTGAACATACAGTCTTTATGAATAGTCCTAAGACTCAGGCTGATCTAGCATTGGTTCAGGGTGCACTTTTAGGGGCAGCAAGTATCAATAATATTAAAATTGCTGGTTCAATCAATCCAATTACTTGGCAATCATATATTGGAAATAACAAGCTTACTTCTGCTGAAAAACAGGAGCTTATGAAACAGTACCCAGATAAGTCAAAAGCCTGGTATACAACCAGAGCTAGAGATATTAGGAAAATAAGAACTATAGATTTCGTAAATACATATTATGACAAAGATATATCTGATAATGATGTTGCTGATGCTGTTGGTATTGGGCATTGGGCAATTCATAATTGGGGAAAGTTGACAAAGTAGTATGATATAATTTTCTTATGGGAAGAAAATTTTATAATGGATATAAACAAGGGCTATGGACCATAGTTAACTATCCAGCAAAAAGCAAAAAGGCATTGATGAGATGCAGTTGTGGTTACGAAACTTGGAACTTTTTATCTAACCTATCTTCTCACAATTCTCAAGGTTGCAGAAAATGCATGTTGCAAACTCCAGCACATAGAACCTATCTTTTAGTTCTTAGAACTGCAAGCAGGAGATCAATTAAGTGGAATATTTCAGAAGAGGCCTGGGTCACAATCTCACAACAGGACTGCTTTTACTGTGGAGCTAAGCCGTCTAATATGATTACAGAATATGGATACCCATATAATGGATTAGACCGAATTGATTCAAATGGAATCTATGAGTTGACAAATGTAGTTTCCTGCTGTAAGATTTGCAATAGATCAAAAAGTGATATTACACAAGAAGAGTTTTATAGCTGGATAAGGAAAGCCTATGAGCAAATTATATCAAAGTGAAAATTGGCTTCGTAAACGCTATTGGCTAGACAAGAAAAGTCCAGAAGATATTGCAAAAGAGTGTGGGACAAGCGTAGAGACTATCTATGTTTATCTTGCTAAATTTAAACTTAGGAGATCAAAACGATGACTATATTTTTAAGAGAACCACAGGTGACTCTAGAAAATGGAAAAATTATTCAAAATGGGGATCTTATTAAGATTCGTGGAGAGTATGGACTTAGCTTTAAGTTCCAGAATCTAACTACCAATCCTAATACTGGTGCTCAATGGATTGACTGTTTTGAGATGTTTCGTGGACATGCTGGGGTACTTAGATCATTTAGATCTGATAGAATTAAACGTATACCAAAGAGAAGAGTAAAGAAGAATGTCAACTGAAGCAGATTTAATTGCACATCTAGATGAAGTAAATAAGGTAGTAGAGAAATATCTACAGGGAGCTGAACCTACACAAATATCTAAAGAGCTTGCCCTACCAAGACAAAAGGTAGTCGCTCATCTGAATGAGTGGAAGATGATGGCATCTGATAATGCTATTATTCGTGCACGTGCCAAGGAAGCTTTAGCAGGAGCAGATACTCACTACAACAAGCTAATACAAAAAGCCTATGAGGTTATGGATGATGCAACTACTACTGCTAATCTTGGTGCTAAGAATGGTGCCATCAAACTTGTAATGGATATTGAGAAGACTCGCATCGACATGCTTCAGAAGGCTGGTCTGCTGGAGAATAAAGAACTTGCAGAAGAGATGCTAGAGATTGAACGTAAGCAAGATGTCCTTGTTGGTATCCTACGTGATATTGCATCTGAATACCCACAGATCCGTGATGAAATTATGCGTAGACTCTCTAACGTATCTAGAGAGCAGGAAGTGATCACAATTGTCAACAATGTTTAATGAGTTCTTAGAGGTTCTCAAAAATAATAATTTCGATGAGACTCCAGTAGATGCTAAAACATTTGTTGAGGGTGAGAATTATCTTGCTCAACCACCACTATCTCAAATTCAATATGACATCGTTGAGGCAATGAGTCAGATTTATAGACTTGAAGACTTGATTGATATCATGGGTGAAGAAGAGGGTAGACGTTACTATAAAAAGTATACAAAGAATGAAGTAATTCTACAGCTTGGTAAGGGTAGTGGAAAAGACTTTGTTTCTACTGTTGCTTGTGCATATATTGTTTACAAACTGCTATGCCTTAAAGACCCTGCAAGATATTTTGGTAAGCCATCTGGGGATGCTATTGATATTATCAATATTGCTATCAATGCTCAGCAGGCTAAGAATGTTTTCTTTAAAGGCTTTAAGACCAAGATTGAAAAATCTGAATGGTTTGGTGGGAAGTATAATCCAAAGGCTGAATCTATTGAATTTGATAAAGGCATTACAGTTTATTCAGGACACTCTGAACGTGAATCCCATGAAGGTCTTAACCTGATCCTTGCCGTGCTAGATGAGATCTCTGGTTTTGCTACTGAAGTTGGAACTGGAAACGAACAGGGTAAGACTGCAGACAATATCTACAAGGCTTTCCGTGCTTCTGTAGACTCTCGTTTCCCAGATCTTGGAAAAGTTGCACTACTATCTTTCCCTCGTTATCCAGGTGACTTTATTTCCCAGAGATACGATGCTGTAATTGCAGAGAAAGAAGTTATTACAAAGCATCATAAGTTTATTATGAATGAAGATCTGCCAGCGGATGCAGAAGGTAACTCATTGGAAATTAGTTGGGATGAAGATACCATTCTTTCTTATAAGTTTCCAGGAATGTTTGCTATCAAGCGTCCTACTTGGATCGTAAATCCAACTCGTAAGATTGATGACTTTAAGCTTGCATTCTATACAGACCTTGGCGATGCAATGATGCGTTTTGCATGTGTTCCAACCTATTCATCAGATGCATTTTTTAAGCAGATAGATAAGGTTAGAGCAACTATGTCTTTGAGAAATCCTCTAGATTCAAATAGAAGATTTGATGAAACATTTACTCCAGATCCAGATAAAAAATATTTTATTCATGCTGACCTTGCACAGCGTCACGACAAGTGTGCTGTTGCTATTGCCCACGTAGAAAAGTGGGTAAATATTCAGGTAATTAAAGACTACCAACAAGTAGCACCTGTAGTCGTAGTAGATGCTGTAGCATGGTGGGAGCCAAAGATTGAAGGTCCTGTAAACCTTTCAGAGGTAAAGCAGTGGATTCAAAACTTGCGAAGACTAGGATTCGATATTGGTATGGTGTCTTTTGACCGTTGGCAGTCATTTGATATTCAGAATGAGCTAAAGCAGGTAGGAATTAGAACTGAAACTGTCTCAGTTGCAAAGAAGCATTATGAGGATATGGCAATGTTGGTATACGAGGAAAGACTTGCCATGCCAGCAATTGACCTTCTATTTGAAGAGCTTACAGAGCTTAAGATTATGAAGGGTAACAGGGTAGACCACCCTAGAAAGTCCTCTAAGGACCTTGCAGACGCTGTCTGTGGGGCTATCTTTGGAGCAATATCACATACACCAAAAGACACTAATCAGATGGTTGAGATTCATGAGTTTAGGGATAGACCTAAAAAAATACTTGACAACGATAAGGACAATGTGATAAGATTGAAGCCTATGCCAGATGACGTTAAGAAATATTTGGGTAGATTCGATCTAATCTAACAAAAATAAAGAAAAGGAAAATAAAACTATGACTTCATTAAAGAAGCCACTTATTGCTATTGCCACTGCACTAGCTATCGCCACAACTGCTCTAACTGCACCAGCTTCTGCTGCTACTGCTGGACTCACTGTAAATGCCGCTGAGCCTGCTACTACTGGAAGCACATCAGCAACTGCAATCGTATTGCCAGTACCTTCAAATAATGTTGTTGGTGTAAACAATGCACTAAAGATTGCTCTAACTGGTATAACTGCTGGATCAACAGTAACTGCTGTTGCTACTAATGCTACACTGCTAACATCACTAACTTCAGCTACCGCATCTTCAGGTTCAGCTAGCCTAAGCATTGCTACTGGAACTGGAACTGTTGCAAACATTTTTGTATATACGAAGACCACATCAGTTGGAACAGTTGTTGTTACTGCAGATAATGTTGTTACAACTTATTACGTTAAGGGTTTAGCTGGACCAGCCTACAATGTTTCTGCTGACGTAGTTCCTACCGCAGATCTGTCTAGCGTAAACACTTTGACAGCAAAAGTAACTGATGTATTTGGAAATGCTGTCGCTACATCTCCATCCGTTGTGATTATTGGAGGTACTGCTGGGCCTATTACTCTTACTGCTACAGTTGGAAGTTACACTTCTGCAATTACTACACCTGCAGTTGCTGGTGAAATTATAATTGAGACAAGTATTTCTCCTACTGCAGTTGATGGTTTTGCTGCTCCAGTAAAGGCTATTGTATCAAAGGTTTCTGTTGGTGACCTACGTGCACAGATTAAGTCTTTGTCTGCAGATCTTGCATCAGAAAAGACTGCTCGTATCACAGATAAGACAGCTGCCGATGCTGCATACGTTGCTTTGAGGGCAAAGTTTAATGCTCTCGCCAAGAAATATAACAGCAAAACTGCTAAAAAGTACCAGGTTGCTTTGTTAAAGTAATATGTTATAATTGTATAACTTAGGGGAGGGCTTTTCATAGGTCCTCCCCTTAATTATCCCCATTTTAGAGAGAGGCTTAAAGTTGTCATTGAAGGTTGTGTACTTTTCAAATTATTCAGGCAACACAAAGCGTTTTGTAGAGAAGTTGGAAGTAGATGCCATCCGTATTCCTATTGACTGGGATCCAATAGATCCAGTCTATATAGACGAGGAATACGTTCTGATGGTTCCAACATATGGTGGAGGCTCTGATAAAACTGCCATCCCAAGGCAGTTAGGAAAGTTTTTAAACATTCCTAGCAATAGGTTATGGCTACGTGGAGTAGTTGGTTTAGGCAATACAAACTTTGGAGAACATTTTTGCAAGGCTGCAGAGATGATCTCACAAAAGACTGGGGTACCAGTAATCGCCAAGGTAGAAATCTTTGGCACAATCGATGATGTAATCAAGGTAAAGGAAAGGTTGGCATTAATACAATGACCACAAATAATGGGTATAGCTACCATGAGCTAAATGCAATGTTAAATCTGTATGGATCAGATGGAAAAATTCAATTCGACAAAGATAGAGAAGCAGCACGTGCTTACTTCCTTGATCACGTAAATCTTAATACTGTGTTCTTTCACAGCCTTGAAGAAAAATTACACTACCTGATTGAAAAAGAATACTACGATAAAGAAATTCTTGATCAGTATTCAGATGAGTTTGTTAAGAACCTATTCAAGCAAACCTATAACTACAAGTTCCGCTTTCCTACATTCGTTGGAGCATACAAGTTCTACACTTCATATGCCTTAAAGACATTTGATGGTGAGAGATACTTGGAACGTTTTGAAGATCGTGTTACCATGAATGCGTTGATGCTTGCTCGTGGTAATGAGTCATTGGCCAAGGATCTTGTAGATGAAATCATCTCTGGTCGTTTCCAGCCAGCAACGCCTACGTTCCTTAATGCAGGCAAAGCACAGCGTGGAGAGTTTGTATCTTGCTTTCTTCTACGTATTGAAGATAACATGGAGTCAATCTCTCGTGCAGTAAATTCTTCATTACAGCTTTCTAAGCGTGGTGGAGGGGTTGCTCTTAATATGACCAACATCCGTGAGTCTGGAGCACCAATCAAAAAGATTGAGGGACAATCATCAGGAATCATTCCTGTAATGAAAATGCTAGAGGATGCATTCTCGTATGCTAATCAGCTTGGTTCACGTCAAGGTGCTGGAGCAGTGTACCTAAATGCCCACCACCCAGACATCATGAAGTTCCTAGACACCAAGCGTGAGAACGCTGATGAAAAGATTCGTATCAAGACCTTGAGTCTGGGAATTGTAATTCCAGATATCACTCTTGAGTTAGCTAAGAATAATGAGGACATGTACTTGTTCTCACCATACGACATTGAGCGTGTATATGGGATTCCAATGTCCGATATCTCGGTGACTGAGAAGTACCAGGAAATGGTAGATGATGCACGTATCAAGAAGTCTAAGATTAAGGCACGTGAATTCTTCCAGGCAATTGCTGAGCTTCAGTTTGAGTCAGGGTATCCATACATTGTGTATGAAGATACTGTCAACAATGTTAATCCTATTGATGGACGAATTAATATGTCTAACCTATGCTCAGAGATCCTTCAGGTAAACACTGCCACAACATACAACGAAGATCTGTCATACGATAACATTGGTAAGGATATCTCATGTAACTTAGGATCACTAAACATTGCTAAGGCCATGGAGTCACCAGACTTTGGAAAGACTATTGAGACTGCTATCCGTGCATTGACCTCTGTAGCAGACATGTCATACATCAAGTCTGTCATGTCAATTGCTGAGGGTAACAAGAAGTCACGTGCTATTGGTCTAGGTCAAATGAACCTACATGGTTACTTTGGCAAGGAGCGTATGCACTATGGAGATGAAGAGTCAATTGATTTTACTAACATCTACTTCTATACTGTTTTGTTCCATGCACTGAAGGCTTCTAACAAGTTGGCTATTGAAACAGAATCACCATTTGATAACTTTGATAAGTCTAAGTATGCTGATGGAACATTTTTTGCTAAGTATATTGCAAATGAGTGGGTTCCAAAGACTGCCAAGGTTACTAAGATATTTGCAGATGCAGGAATCGAAATACCTAATCAATGGGACTGGCAGGAACTTGCTAAGAGTGTAATGCAGCACGGCATCTATAACCAGAACCTGCAGGCTGTTCCACCAACTGGATCTATTAGTTATATTAATAATTCAACATCATCTATTCACCCAATCGCATCAAAGATTGAGATTCGTAAAGAAGGAAAGCTTGGTCGTGTTTACTACCCAGCACCATACCTTACAAATGATAATTTGGAATATTTCCAAGATGCATATGAGATTGGTCCAGATAAGATTATTGATGTGTATGCGGCTGCAACTCAGCACGTAGATCAGGGTCTATCACTCACCTTGTTCTTCAAAGATACAGCTACAACTAGAGATGTTAACAAGGCACAGATCTACGCCTGGAAGCAAGGTATCAAGACTATTTACTATATCCGCATTCGTCAGATGGCCCTAGAGGGTACAGATGTTGAAGAGTGCGTATCATGCATGTTATAAGGAGAGAAATGATTACAAGACCAATTAACTGGAATAAGATTGAGGATCCAATTGACCTAGAGGTCTGGAACCGTCTGACTTCTAACTTCTGGCTACCAGAAAAGGTGCCAGTATCTAACGACATTCCTTCGTGGGCTACTCTTAGGGATGACGAAAAGACACTAACTATGCGTGTCTTCACTGGCCTCACAATGCTCGATACAATTCAGGGTACAGTAGGAGCCATGTCACTCATTCCAGACGCCCGTACGCAGCACGAGGAGGCTGTGATAACCAATATAGCTTTCATGGAGTCAGTCCACGCAAAGAGCTATTCTAGCGTATTCTCAACTCTATGTTCTTCACAAGACATTGACGAAGCTTTCCGTTGGTCAGAAGATAATCCTTACCTTCAAAAGAAGGCAGAGATTGTTCTTGGCTACTACAGGGGAGATGATCCACTAAAGCGTAAGGCTGCCTCTACACTGTTAGAGTCATTCCTATTCTACTCTGGATTTTACCTACCAATGTATTGGTCAAGCCGTGCAAAGCTTACAAACACTGCTGATCTGATTAGACTTATTATTCGTGATGAAGCAGTACATGGATACTACATTGGTTATAAATTTCAGCAGGCATTCAATGAGGAGACTTCAGAACGTCAGGAAGAATTGAAGAGTTACACTTACGATCTTTTGATGGAGCTATACGACAACGAGATTAAATACACTGCTGATCTCTACGATGATATTGGACTAACTGAGGATGTAAAGAAGTTCCTACACTACAATGCAAATAAAGCATTGATGAATCTTGGTTTTGATCCACTGTTTCCAAAGGATCAATGTGATGTTAATCCAGCAATTCTATCTTCCCTATCACCTAATGCCGATGAGAATCACGATTTCTTTTCTGGATCTGGTTCATCTTATGTGATTGGAAAGCAAGAAAATACAGAAGACGAAGACTGGGATTTCTAGTCTATCTTTTGTTGGGGCTGGGACTTATGTCCTGGCCCCTTTTCTAATATTTAAATAATGATATAATTATCTTGTTAGCAACACCCCACTAACAGGAGAACCCCAAATTAAAAAACTTTACAACTCATTACTAGTTTTAGGACTAGCTTTTAGTTCACTATTTTTTATTACCCCAGCATCTGCTGCTATAAATATTTCTGGTGAAGTATATGAAGGTGGACAACTAGTCTTAACAGCTCCTCAAGGTACTACCTTTGACGGAGTAATTTCTGCATTCTATGGTAATCCTAATGATCCTACGCAGGGTGCAGATGTAAGCCAGATTATTTTGCCAATGGTATTAGGACAATCTGTAGTAACCATTGATGCCAATAATGGAGTATTTGGTGACCCTATTTCAGGTGTATACAAAATACTTAGAGTAACTTTATCATATAAAGATCTAGAATTACCATCAAAACCAACATCAATTCTAACTGATCCAACCAGCCCTAACATTGTTATAAATGGAGATAGCCTTGATGTGTCTTGGACTCACCCAGATGGAAGCACAATTCCAGTTGAAAGATATGCAATTATGTGGTTTACAAATACGTCAAATGGCTGGGGTATTGCAACTGGTAACGTAGGAGATTCACAATCTTTAAATACTCATATCTCTATTCCAATAAGTATAGTAGTAAATGATGGATATGGTAAAGATTATTTCTTTATGATTAGAGCAGACAATGACACACTGCCATTTTATTCTAACTACTCTGGCCCAACTTCAATATTTTTGATGGACCCAACACCTATGCCTAGCCCATCACCAAAGCCTGACCCTCAGCCAAGCCCTGAGCCATCTCCTTTACCAGCACCAGCCCCTCAGCCTGAGCCTACTCCTGAACCTATTCCAGTACCAGATCCTACACCAACTGCTACTCCTGAACCTATTCCAGTACCAGATCCTATAGTAATTCCAGATCCTATAGTAATTCCAGATCCTATTCCAGAGCCAACGGTAGATCCAACACCTGCTCCAGAACCAGTCATGCCAGCTGAAGAAGTTGTTAATAATCTTATTGCCATCCCAGTAGAGGAGCTAACGGATGCTCAAGTGGAGCAATTAGTATCAGCTGCAGAGCAAACCCTATTAACTGCAGAAGATGGTTCACCAGCTTATGAGCAAGCCCTAGATGCTTTGGCAGTAGCAGCTGAAGCAGATGACGTAGAATTACCACAAGAGCTTGCAGCTATTCCAGGTGCAGTAGCAGTGCTTGAAGCATTTAATGCTCTTGGAAATATGGGTGCAGACATGTCTCCTGCAACTCGTGAAGAAGCAAAAAAGATCGTTGTAGCAGGAGTTGTAGCAGTTAATGCAGCCCTTGGTGCAATAACAATACCATCAGCTCCAGCAGCCCCTGCATCTGGTGGAATGTCATCAGGTTCAGGCTCAACAGCCAGAAGAAAGGAATAGTAATGAAAGAAAAGATTAGAAAGTTTTTCAACGATATTCTAGGTCAGCTATGGACGCTGCTTGGTATGTTCGTTGCATATGGTGTTCTTGAAGGAGACTTTAAGACGATTGTTGGCAATGCAATTATTGCCTGTATCGCTATCTGGATTATTACATATAGCATTAGAAACAAAGAATAGACTAAATTCGAAAGGAATTTAAAATGAAAAAAGAAGCAGTAGTAGGTGGATTAGCCACTATTAAGAACGTTATCTGGAGAATTCTAGCAGTATTTGCAGCATCAGGTCTATCAGTTCTAGGAGCAGGAGCTATAGTAGGAGTTGATCTATTGTCAGCTGTATTGATGGCAGGTATCCTAGGAGTAGCTACGGTAGTAGAGAAGCTAGCTAGAGCCTTCCTAGAGGATGGCGTATTGACTTTAAGTGAGATTAATGCAGCCTTTGCTAAGGTTGACAAGAACGCAAAATAATAAGACTATTATCAGGCAACCCCCTTGACAACCCCCTTCTGGATGGTGTATACTAGACGTAAACATCATTTAGGAGGGGTTTTCTTATGTCAGCAGCTAAGGCTATTCGATATCCAAAAGTGCCTACCAAGATTAAAATTGGAGCACAGGACTGGACTATCGTTGAGCGTACTCGTGATGACGATGGCTTAATTAATGATGACACTTATGGATATACTCTCCAGAAGAGCAATCTAATTGTTTTAGACAAACACTGCCCTCCATCACGTAAACGTCAAACTCTATTCCATGAACTATTTCATGCAATCCGTTTTTCAAATGGATCAAGTGGGATTAAACCAAATGTAGAGGATGTTCAGTCAGATGAGTTAATTTCTATTTGGGAACATTATTTTATTGCTATGTATGAAGACACAATGCTGTTAGTATTGCGTGAAAATCCAACGGTATCAGATTATTTACTAAGTCAAGAATAAGCTTGACAAACTACTAGGTTGAGAGTACAATATACACATGAATGAAATTGACAAAGAAGAAGTCTGGGAATGGCTTCAAATTGGAATTGACAAGGGATGGGTCACAGAACCATTCTGCTATACCCACGATGGGGATCCTTACATGACAGAAGAAGAGTCTCAAGAGTGGGAAGAAGGCGGAGATCCATGCTCACCAGTACTCAAGATCCTAGCCTAGATAAATATTGGAAGAAGCTTTGGCGTAATGTCAATATGTCTTCTACCCATGGTGCTGCAGGAGCACGTACAGATAATAATCCTAAGTTGCAAGGTCGTATCCGCAAGGGTAACCAATCAACTAGCTATCATGAAGTTAGCATTACCCTAGATGATCTAAAAGAACAATGGAACAAACAAAATGGCAAGTGCTACTGGCTTGGCATTGATATGAGTCTTGAAGATCTTATGATCAGTCGTTCACCATTTGCACCATCAGTTGATCGCCTAGATTCATCTGGACATTATACAAAAGATAATATTGTACTAACATCACGATTTGCTAATCTTGGTAGAGGTGCATATGCTGGAGAAGATTTCAAGGAAAGACTTGACAAACTTTTATCAGTCGTGTATAATTAAAACTCACAATTAAATATTGCCCTATAACTCAATTGGCAGAGTGACGAGCTGTTAACTCGTAAGTTCCTGGTTCGAGTCCAGGTGGGGCAGCTAATGGTTCAGCCAGCACCACTCTCAGAGAGACAGAGATAAAAGCTGGCAATGCGTGTGTTGCATAATGGTAGTGCCTCATCCTTCCAAGTTGAAGGTGCCAGTTCGATTCTGGTCACACGCTCTATAGGTTAATCACCTATACGTGTACAAGTGCACGTAAAATTGTCAACGCTTGTTGCTGTCCAGGCAGTAATTAATCTGGCGTGTAAGCACCTCACGACATAGGTTCGGAGTTGGTCACTCGTCTTAGGAAACGACTCAGGGATATAGATCTGATTAATCTGATATCCCACTAGGATAGATAGTTTAATAGGCAAAACGGCGTTGATCAGCCAGATTGGGAGTTCGACTCTCCCTCTATCCACGACTTACACCTGCAGTTCGTAATTGTTCGGCACCTCGCAAGAGATTAAGTTGTAAGCAAAAAGGTTGGTCCACCCTCGTACGAGAACGGCTAGGACTCGCTCTCAGGGCATCGTCGAATGAGAGTAGCCAGCTCCGTATGGTGCGTGGAGGTGCAAATCCTCAGAGTCCACAAACAGAATTACTTCACTTATAGTCCGCACTATAAGCTATTAGGATTCTGGGCTATGGCTGATCACCATAGCTATTTTGTTTCTGTAACTCAGTTGGTTAGAGTGCCACCCTGTCACGGTGGAAGTCGTGGGTTCAAGTCCCATCAGAGACGCAAAAAGTGGTGAAGTGGAGTATGTTGCAACTAAACTCTTCGTAAGAAATCCAGTGATGCTGGACATCCACTTTTTATGCTACCTTAGCTCAGTTGGCCAGAGTTCCTCACTTGTAATGAGGGTGTCATCAGTTCGAATCTGATAGGTAGCTCCAATTAGTGGTAAAATTGATGTGTAGATAAAGTCTACGTATTAGGAGGAAATAATGGCAGTTAAACCAGCACAATACTTTGATCCATTCCCAGGAAATCGTGGGGATGAATTAGGCAACATGGCATCATATCGCAAGCACCCACATCGTGGTAGCGACTGGGGATCCAAGGCAGCAATTGAAAATAAACCTATTAAGGCTATTACCAGTGGTGTAGTTAAGAAAATATTTTGGTCAGATGTTCTTGGACATTGTCTAGTTCAGGGTTCAGCAGATGGATTCTACTGGCTATACGCACACCTTGCTGCAGAACCAACGGTTGCAGTTGGAAATAAGCTTGAGGGTGGAAAAACTGTTATTGGTAAAGTTGGTGGTGGCAAGAAAACTCCATCAGGATCAGCATCAACTGGTGCTCACCTTCATATGGCTGGTGGACCAATGGCTACAGGCCAGGATGTTCACACTATTGCTTATGAAAAACTAGTTGACGTACACAAGCACATTGACAAAAATAAGAATCCAGTAGCAGCTTAAGGAAAAGATGCCAACATATGAATATAAATGTCCTGAATGTGCAGAGAAATCTGTTTTTATCAGAACTATTTCAGAAAAAGAGCCAGAATATATGTGCAAGACTTGCAATTTAAAGCTTGCTCGTGTATACTTGTCTAATGTAAACATTGCCTTTAAAGGTAGTGGATTTTATTCAACAGACAAATAAAGGAGAAGTTGTATGGTAGAGACTACTAAAAAAGTAGAGTGGGTCCTTACAGCTTTGGATAGATGTGATGCAAAAGATTGCAGTGCTCAGGCATATGTTAAGGCAGTTGGGGTAGCTGGAGAGTTACTATTTTGTAATCATCACTATGAAAGATCTGTAAACAATGCAGTCGGATATGATAAAATGATGAAATTTGCATATGAAATTGTCGACGAGCGTGAACGCCTTGTAGAAAATAGACTACAGGGCGAAGACTAATTTTTATACAATTAGTATAACAATCAAGGTAGTATAATTAACTATGCAATATTTTTTGGGATCAATAATAACTCTAATTGTACTATTTGTATTGACTAGAATATATAAAGATAGGACTGATGAGTCTATCATGTCTAGTATTGCCTACAGTCAAAGCAGTGTTCACGAAATCTTAAAGCCTGTTTTGCCAACAAATAAAGCTCTTAAAGCTATGAAACCTCTGATTTCTCAAGCCCAGAAGTACTATGATGAGCAGTTTACTCGTGTAATCCTAGTAGAAAATATGGCATATTGGATCAAAGATAATGCCTTCTATAGTGCTGAAACCGATAATGGAACTATTTTACAAGAAACTGCAAAAACAGTTGACACAATTGCCATGGATAAGGTACAATTGGATAAGATGATTTTTATTGTAGAGAAGCTAACGGAAGGACTTACAGATGATCGTGGGAATACAGGGCAGTCGAAATTTTGAAGACTACGCTATCTTTCTTAGAGCAATGGGTACAGCTCTTTCTATGCTTCCAGAAGATGATAATGAATTTTTAATATTTTCTTGTGGTCCAGTAAAGATCAATGCTTTTGCAATGGAGTTTTCAAACATCACAGAACGTAGTTTGAAAGCTCGTGGCAAGAAGATTAAACTCATTAAGGTTCCACCAAGTTGGTTTAGCAACAATATGAAAGACGTAAACTATTTTATATACTTGGGTAAACCAAAAGAAACAGTTTCTCCGATCGTCAAATTAGCAGAAGCTAAGGATGTCGAAGTCGGAATCTACAGATACTAAAAATAGTATCTTATCAAATAAATAGTAATAGGAGTGATTATGTTAATTAACTCACTTGAAAAAATGGAGCAGATTGTAGAAAACAATAAAGCTCTTTCATGGGACGGTTGGACAGTAATTGAAAATCGTTTTAAGGAAAACGGAAGAATTGCAACTGATGGAGTTTACTTAAATGGTAAATGGATCGTGCAGAAGCGTTTTGAATTGTCGACCAATGGCTGGGAAATTCCTTCCAAGTTTGTAGGATAGTATGGATAAGAACGTCTGGAAAGATGATGGACTTTGTGTAGGATATGATCATGATTTATTCTTTGACAAGTACGAAGAAGATGAAAAGTTAAGGCCTGCAATAGATAAGTTATGTTCAGGATGTCCTATGGCAAGACAATGTTTTGCTGTTGGAGTATCTCAAAAAGAATGGGGAGTTTGGGGAGGCATCTATTTAGAAAATGGAAATATCTCTAGAGAGTTCGGGAAACATAGAACAAAGCAGGACTGGTCAGACACTTGGCAAAATCTAACAAATGATAAGTAGGAATTATGTATACTGACGCAATGAAAATGGCATTCCATTCTATTACTCCACCAAATAATTTTGGTGTGCAGATAATTGATAATGAGCATTTCTTGACGGTAAAAGCAAAAGAAGAAATCTTTATGCGATTGCTGGATGAAGAAAAGCGTAGTGCCGTAGAGTATATGGTAAGAGTAAAGAAAGCTTTAGAAGACAAAGGGGCAATAGTATTGCTTGTACGAGATGGTGGAGAAGATCTATAATGATAGAATTAGTAGCGTTTATTGTTTTTATATCACTATTTATTCTTGTTTGTATTGACAATGTTTTATTAAGAAACAAAACAAAAAGAATATCTATGAGTCTTGTTCAGCTATATATTGAGAAGAACGTCTTATCAGAGCACTTGTCTCAAGTATTAGTTGAAAATGAATCAAAGAGTGTTGAGCAAACAGATGGATTTTTAAAGTTTGTTTCTCAATCTCGTGATTGGGCATATTCATATATTGAAGATGCACAGGACAAGATTCAGAAATTTGATAAGGTTGTAGACAGTGTCTCTGGCTCAACATCGAAAGAATCGCTAAAAAGAATTCTGGAAGCATACAAAGAATTAAAAACTTTGCTACCAGATAATCAAGAAAATATAATAGTTCAAGGAGAACCAAATGAATAAAGCTGCAAAGGCAATGCTTGCCTCATATGCACGATCAGTACTTGGTGCTGCATCTACACTATATCTAGCTGGAGTAACAGATCCAGCAGACCTAGTCTGGTCACTAGTTGGTGCCATCGCACCTGTGGTGCTTCGCTACATTAATCCAAATGATGCTGCTTTTGGTGTTGTGCCAAAGGAAGCTGACATTAAGGAAGCTCTATCTAAGGCTACGCCAAAGAAGGCACCAGTAGTAAAAAAGAAGAAGTAGTTCTAAATAAAAAGATAGCCAGGGTAATTAGCCCTGGCTTTTCTTTTAATGAAAAGATAATGCTTTATAGTTTATATAAATATTGTTATATCCAGCATCATGGAAGTTCTGACATACAACTACCATCTCACAATCAAATTCATTAGTTACATTATTGATCCAGCCATGTCGTATGCCCTCCTGGAATGGTTTGGCACGGTATAAGCATAGTCCATTAGATGTGGAATAGTATTTACCATATTCTTTAGTCTTATACAATGGATCAAGCTCAGACTTATTTGGATTAAAAATAGCGGTAGTTCTAGTAGCCCACCAGTCATAGTGAGTACCAGTAGGACGTATAGATACAGAAGATACTATATCAAAGTCTGGCTCTTTATCTCTAAAAGTAAGAAGGTGTCTAGCTGCATCAACTTTAAATTTATTATCTCCCTCAACCATAAGAACATAATCAACCCTATCTAAGAATCCTCCAGCCTCTATTGCCTTATTTCTAGCCTTAGCAAGATTTTCAACTCTGGTGGCATCCTTTACTGACCCATAAAACTTAGTGTTAATATTCTCAGTTATGATTGAAATGCCTTGGAAGAATGACCAGTCCTTTGAGTATAACAATGACTTGGTTTTATCATTAGAATCATTTTCATAAATAGATAAGTAAAAGTCATACTCAGGAGATTGCTGTACAATAGATCTAAGCTGGTCATGGTATCTATCTATATTATTTTCAATATTTCTAACAATAGAATATATTAATACACTTTTCTTTTCAACATTATCCGAAACAACTGGGATAGTCTTAGAACAGTTTTCCTCAATAACTTCATCAAGAATATTTAAAAATCTTTTCTCAATGTTTTTCCAATCGTATTCTTCAAAAATACTTTTAGATCCTTCAATCAAGCCTGAGTATTTAGATCTATCACTTAATGATTCTATTGCCAAAGCCATATCCTCAACTGTTTCTGCGATTAGCATGGATTTATTAATGTCTGATTCTCTAAATCCTCTAGCACCAACAGATGAACTAATTATAGGAATTCCATAACTAAGGGCTTCCATCATCTTTAAGTGCGTTCCAGATCCAGACTTCATTGGATTAATAAAAGCTAGAGAATCTCTAAATATAATATCTAACTCTTCATTACTAACTTTGCCAAGAACATTAAGATTGTTTGGAATAAGCTCTTTCTTAATACCAAGACCATTACTTGCAGAACCACAAAGATTGAAGGTGTATTCAGGCATCAGACGTGCTAGGGGAACAATAGCTTTTGCTGCTTCTACGTTTGGTGGATGACCACTTCCCACAAAGAATAGACTCTTTGATTTAGCTCTTAGCTCAGGACTTGTTACTGTTTTTTTATTAGCACCATTTGGAACATAGTATGCAGGGCAGCCAAGGCCATAAAATTCTTCTAGATGTGTTAAGTCTTCATTGGAACAGTATAGAACTGCATTAGCCTTTGAGAGGGCAAAAGCTTCCATCTTTTTGGTTGTCTTGGCAGCTTCTGAATTTTCACCAAAAATTTGATTTGCCATAAAGATCTCACAGTTTTGTGAGCTATAGACTATTGGTATTCCCTCAACTTCATTTAGAAAAGGTGCTCCAGAATAGTGCTCAAGAATAACCAAATCAGTATTCTTCAATAACTCTTTTATTTTATTTTGTGTAGAGGTTAGATATTTATATACGAGATCTATGCACAAATCTGGATTCCTAGACACCTGTTCCCAGGCCCTAGACTTCATCTGAATGGCTCTATGTTCTGCTCCAGAGTAAATATATGTTAAGTTATCTTTTATCTTTTCTTCTTTTGCACCTGGCTCCCAGCCAAATGATAAGAAAGTTACATTGTGCTTTTCAGTTAAAGCATCTATTAGGGCCATTGTTCTAATGGCTCCACCACTATCTCTATGGATCTCGGATCTACCCATATTAGCGTTTATAAAAAGTATATTTACCACAGTTACCTATCTATTTACTTCTATTCTATCATATGCTATAATGTTTATGCCTGCCAATTGGGGGCAATTAACTCGCTTAACAAAAGGAGATGATAGAATGGTTACATTCACATATGGAGGCTTTGCTCAGGAATTTGAGAGAGCTTTTGGAAACACAGGAAACAATACCTACCCACCATACAATGTCGTTAAGGTTGATGACGACAAAATTGTTATGGAATTTGCGGTAGCTGGATTCAAGAAGAACGATATCAGTATTACTACTGAGAAGAATGTTCTAACAATCAAGGCAGAACAGCCAGAGACAGATGAGAAGGCATATCTACACAAGGGTATCGCTGCTCGCAAGTTTACTCGTGCTTTCACACTACCAGAGTATTTTGAGGTAGAGTCTGCTGAATTTGAATACGGTATTTTGTATATCGATCTAATTCGTAATATCCCAGAAGAGAAGAAACCAAAGAAGATCACTATTAACTAGTGATATAATGGGATTGTCCCCTACATAGGACTACGCTTAGGATGGATTAGTTACCTATTTTATGACCGTGGCCTTCGTGCTTGAATAGCCTGTGTAGGGGATTCCTCATAACAACTGTGCTATAATATACTTATGAATGAACAATTGGTTAATGCACTAAAGGTGCTTCTTGCAGATACAATAGCTTTAAAATTTAAGGCTCACGGCTTTCACTGGAACGTTGAAACAGATGACTTCCCACAGTACCACGCCTTCTTTGGATCAATCTATGAAGACTTTAATGAGGCCGTAGATCCATTTGCAGAGTGGATTCGTATGCTAGACAATAACCAGTATGCTCCTTTCTCTTTGTCTCGTCTTGCTAGCCTAACAACTGTTCCAGACGCTCAGGTAACTCCTGACCACGAATCTATGGCTGCAGATCTACTAGCATCTATTGAACTTATTACTCCTAAGATTGTTGAAGCTGCTGTAGTTGCTACTGCTGCTAATCAATTTGGATTGGCTAACTTCCTTGGAGATCGTCAAACTGCTCACCAAAAATGGATTTGGCAACTAAAGACTGTCGTTAAGCCTGAACCAATGGATGTTCAGGAAACAGAACAAGGAGCATAATGCCTTATTCGGTTGGGGCTAAAGGAACATACGGTTGCAGTGGTTATCCTGTAATCAAAACTAAAACTGGTGAAGTTATGGGTTGTCACCCATCTGTAGAAAATGCTAATAAACAATTAGCTGCTCTTCACATTAATGAGCCAGAGGCTAGTAAGGTTGATCAAACTATGACTCCCACAAAAACACATTCATCAACAGATGCTCTGTATCCAAGTATTGGAATTAAAAATCCTACACAAGGACGTGCAGGAACAACTACTGGAAGCAAGATTAAAAGCAAGTATGCAAAGAAACCAAAGATCAATAATGGTCGTTCTGGAGATGCACAAAACAGTGATGGTGCAATTGCATCTGGAGGATCTGGTGGTTCTATGGGAACAAAGTCATTAGATTGTTGCCCTGATGAATCTGTTGCAAAGGCCGAACCGTGTTGGGATGGTTATGTTCAGCGTGGAATGAAGCCAGGATCTGGTGGAAGAATGGTTCCTAATTGCGTTCCTATAAAGAAGTCAGATGATAGGATTGTCGAAGGTGACTTTGTAATGGCAATGACTACAGAGGGATCAATCGTTGGACAAGTTGAGCATGTAATGCTTGAGGGTGGCACTTACGGACAGCCAGGCAATCCTTATGCTGTTGAGTCAACTCCAGAAAATCCAGCGGTAGCTATTAGAATGCTTGAAGAAGAAGATGGTGTATACTTCTACACCCCATACTCAATAGGTACATTGATGTCAAACATTAAAAGAATTGATATGCCAAACATTAGTTTAGAAGACTATGAAGATGAAGAAAAAGTATCTAAAGCTGAGGGATATTCTCCACCATCAGGTGCAAGGTCTGCTGCTCGTAGAGCTATTAAGTTTAAGCAAGATGGCAAGGCCACTGGTGCTGGAACAATGGTTGGATGGACTCGTGCAGGACAACTTGCTAGAGGAGAAACCTTGTCTCTCAGTACAGTAAAGCGTATGTATTCTTATTTCTCACGTCACGAGGTAGACAAGAAGGGTAAAGACTGGGGAAACCAGGCTAATCCATCTAATGGCTATATCATGTGGCTTGCATGGGGTGGCGATGCTGGGTATTCTTGGTCCAGGGGCGTAGTTCAAAGAGAAAAAAACAAAATGGATAACAGCATTTGGGCTGGGTCTGCATTTGAAAAACGAAAATAAATAATGAAAAAGGCATTAATTACAGGAATCACTGGACAAGACGGTTCCTACCTAGCAGAGCTATTGCTCAATCTTGGTTACGAAGTTCACGGTATTGTTCGTAGATCCTCTACAGACACCTATGACCGTATTAAGAGTATCCTTGATAATGATAATCTATTTCTTCACCGTGGAGAGCTAACTGATTCCTCATCACTTAATAATATAGTTAAGCTTGTTCAGCCAGATGAGGTGTATAACCTAGGTGCCCAAAGCCATGTTCAGATATCTTTTGATACTCCTATGTTCACTGCTGACGCAGACGCTATGGGGGTTCTACGCCTCCTAGAAGCCATTAGACAAGCAGGGCTAGAGAAACACACACGCTTTTATCAAGCAAGCACCTCAGAGATGTTTGGGCTTGTTCAGGAGGTTCCTCAAAAGGAGACTACCCCATTCTATCCACGCTCACCATATGGCGTAGCCAAGCTTTATGGTCACTGGATCACCAAGAATTATCGTGAATCATATGGAATGTTTGCTACCAGTGGGATCCTATTTAACCACGAATCACCTAGACGTGGTGAAAATTTTGTTACAAGCAAGATAGTTTTATCATTGAGCAACATCATGCAAGGTAAGCAGGACTTACTAGAGCTTGGTAATTTAGATTCTCTTCGTGACTGGGGACATGCAAAGGATTTTGTATATGCCATGTATCTAATGCTACAACAGGATCAGCCAGATGACTATGTAATTTCTACAGGAGAACAGCACTCTGTTCGTGAATTTGTAGAGTTAGCTGCTAACTATTTTGGTATGAATATTACTTGGCAGGGTACTGGAGTGGATGAAGTTGGTATTGATACTATTACTGGTAACACTGTTATTAAGATTAATCCTAAATTCTATCGTCCAGCAGAGGTAGAAACCCTACTGGGAGACTCTACAAAGGCTATACAAGCTCTAGGGTGGGTTCGTAAACGTTCGTTTAAGGATCTTGTAGAAGATATGTGTGAGAATGCTCCTAGCATGTTCCCTAACTATAAAGGTGAATAGTTAAGCAGCCTGATCGTGTTCTCTAGTATAGGTTCTTACTTTGTGGCAGTTTGAACAAACAACGTCACACTTAGCAACTTCTTTCCAGGCCATCTCTGTTCCATAATTTTTTAAAACACGAGTGACGTTATCTATTTTGATTTCACCAGGTCTGTGGTCAAACTCTAAAACGTAGTGTGGGAATTTATTTCTACAGTCAAAACATCCACGCTTCTCTTTGAGGAGATGAAGCTCCTGCAGCACTTTTGCTGCCTCTTGACGATGCTTTTTACTTTTTACCATCCATATAATTATACCACTAAGGTATAATTGTTTTAATAGAAGAAAGAAAAATGGACTTAGTTTATATCTGTAGAGATGGCGAAAATGAGGAATTACGCTACTCAATTAGATCTGCTGTAAAGAACCTAAAGCATAAAAATATATGGATAGTTGGGGCTAAGCCAGACTGGTACACTGGTAATTTTATTCCAGTAGCAGATGTTGGATCTAAGTTTACTAATCTTAAGAACTGTATGGACGTTATAGCAAGTTCACATAAAATTTCCAAAGAGTTCATCTTAATGAATGACGACTTTTTTATAATAAAACCGATCAAGAGGATTTCGACGGTATACGATGGGTACCTTATAGATAAATTAAATCAGTATAGAGAATTAACACCAGTATCACAATACACAACATTGATGAATAATGCATATAAGTTTTTGGTTAGATATGGAATAGATAATCCAATTAATTATGATCTACATGTTCCTATGAAAATGAATAGAGACTTACTGTTAGCTATTCAGAAGTACCCTGGACTATCAAGAACAGTCTACGGAAATCTATACGGTATTGGTGGGAAGCAATTTAATGATGTAAAAGTTTATACATCTACACTAAGCTTAATTAGTAGATCTTATGACTTTAAAGATAAAGATATTACATATATCTCTACTGAGGATGAGTCCTTTGATGTTGTATATGAAAATGTTTTAAAAGATTTGTTTCCAGACCCATCAAAATATGAATCGAACCCCTACGCAGAGTCGAACTGCGGTTAGAAGGGTAGAAACCTCCTACGTAAATCCGTTACTAGGGGCATGGTACTCCCAGTGAGACTTGAACTCACACTGAATTGATTTTAAGTCAACTTCCTCTGCCGATTGGGATATGGGAGCGTAGTGCGAGAGGGATTTGAACCCTCATAGGCCACCTTATAAGAGTGGTTCATTGACCTGTTATGATATCGCACCAAACGAATTAAGCTTCTATTAAAGCCTTAATTCCTCTATACAAGTCATCAACACGCAGATCGTTAGAAATACTATGGTCAAACTTATACTCATCTAATGCCACTTCAGATGGATGGTTATTAACTGGTCCATGGTTTTGTTTTGAGATACGCCATACTTTTCCACCATGCTTCTTAATAGCATTAGCTTCATTTCTATAGCGTGTATCAGCAAAGACTACATTCTCGTGTTGGCTAGCTTTTAGTAATCCCTGGTTAACCCAGAAGTCTTCTCCAAACATATCTCTACCAACTTCTGTGCCCATACGCTGTAGAAGCTTTCTTGTATCTTCGCTATCTACCTTAACATCTTCCCAGCCAAGTCCATCTACGGCAGAAGCAAGGGATACCCCACGCATATCTGCAATATCAACTTTTGGGTTGAGGCGGTATAAAGCTTCACGAATTGGATCAGCAAAAGATACCTTTACAAAACCATAGTTATTAACTAAATAATTAGCTACAGTATCCTTACCAACTTGAGCATAGCCACTAAGACCAATAATCATTAAATCTCCTTTATAGCTTCCATTGTACGTGGAAAGACTGTGTTTGTCAACTCTTCAACTGCCTTTGCATATTCCTGAATCTCTACCTGTGCATCATGCGGTAAACGCTGTTCAAGGAATGTCATAACAGATTGTAAAGAAGCTGTCCAACGCCAACGAACATACATTCCATATGCTGGCAAGAATAGACGTGCAAGTTCTGGAGCAATTCCATCATCCATTGCATCATGGTATGCCTGTGTGCTTTCAGCAATAATCTTAATTAACTTATTAGTATAAACCATACCAAGTGAGTCACTTACTGGATCACCACTACCCTGCTTAGAATTCTCAGGAGCACTTCTCCACTCGTCATGCAGAGGAACATAGAATTGTTCATCTTCTGTAATATAACGACGTGAAGACTCATTCCAACCATTCTGATCATCAACGTGCGACGATGCAACCGCATACTTCCACCACTGACGTGCAACAAATAGAGGTGCATAGACCTCAAAAGTTAGAGCTGCGTGTCTGAATGGACTTGTGTGTCCTTCTCTAGCAAGGAACCTAACGAGCTTTGAATCTCTTTCAGCGAATTCATTAGATTCTTTATCATAACTAACCCTAGCAGCATTGACAACAGATAGATCGTCGCCAAGAGTGTCCACAAGTCGTACATATCCCTCATCTAATACCTCAATCTTATTCATTTTAATTCCTCAACTATCTTAATTGCAAGGGCAAGGCCTTCTTCTGTAAAGGTCATAGTCCTAGTTGTGTTATGGTCTAATTGTTTTTGTAAAGCATTAAGAATTTTTGTTCGCTCATCTTTACGAATTTTTTCTTCTTTAAGAAGTGCATGGATACTAATCATTAGTACTCACCATTATCATGCTTAATGCCATGCTTGTTATCAATATATTTATGTAGACTACGCTTTGCCTTAGCTTTTGAAACAACAAAGATTACTACAGCGAATACAGCATTCCAAAAGAATTCTGCAATAATATGATCAATGCCAAAAACTACGTCTAAAATATTCTCGTGCATTACTTATCTTTCTAGTTAATTTTGGTTTGGTAAAGAAATACCAGTTATTCAAAAACCAATGTTTGTATACTGATAATGGGTATTTTAATAGTTTAATTTGTTTGCGATGTTTTGTCATTAGCCAAGAACTGCAAAGATGTCACGGTATGCAAGAATAATATAGTCTTCTCCATCGTGAGTAATCTCTGTACCTTGATACTTAGAGAAGACAACCTTGTCTCCAACCTTTAGATCTGGGACAACTAGGTCGCCATCATTGAGCCTGATTCCTGGACCAACAGCAACAACTATTGCTTCGTTTGGCTTTTCTTCCTGCATACCTGCAAGAACTAATCCAGAGGCAGAAGTCTTTTCAGCTTCTTTTTCTACTTTTACAATTACTTTATCTTCTAGTGGTTTAAGCATTTATCGCTTCCTTAATGTTTTTCATATGAATATTTTATACCATTATAACCTGTTTGTCAAGTAATACTTGGTGGCATGTCAGGGAATCGAACCCTTCTAACCTATGGTACAGGATTTACAGTCCCGTGTCTGTCCCAGCAGCCATGCCCTGGCACCCCCTCAAGGAGTCGAACCTTGGCCCTCAGTTTTGGAGACTGATGTGCTACCGTAACACTTAGGAGATATCTGTATTATTGTATCAGAGTTGCAATGATATCGCAATAGCAATTTAAGTTGGGTTTATCATACTTAATTATATTAAGTTGTTTATAAACACTCCAGTATATGTCGTGATATTTACCACATGGACATTTGTAGGCAAGCAAAATGTCTTTAGGCATTTGCTATATATGTTCCATTCACATAAATTTTGCTGATTGTTGTTAAGGTTTCAGGAGTACCTTGTACAAATAAGCCTTCTCTAATTGGAGAGTTAGCTCCGCCAGATTGCTTTAGATAGTGCAAATCTAAAGTAGTAGTAATCCCTGCGGTATCACAGTTAAGGATTGTGTGCCCAGTTCCATTATCAGGACTAATACTAGGATCAGGCCAACACCAGCCAGAAAAATGGTTATATCCAACAGCAGGAGTAAAAGGGAGGTCTAGCTTATATTGACCAGTACCAAAATTAGTTACGGTAGTAAGGTCAACCTCAATAACAAAACTAACTAATCTACCAGATTTAAGATAATAAGAATTATAAGTTGGATATGTTCCATTTGCTCCAGTGAATGTCAAACCAGTAGCAGAAAATGTTGGAGAATATCTTGTCCAAGTTTCTAGTCCAGAAGTTCCGCTTGATCCTGTATCTCCTTTTGGACCCTGTGGCCCAGGATTAGTAAACCTAGCCATTATTTACCAGCCTCAAGGTTTAGTCTTAATACAGCAACATTGATTGCTTCAGATCCAACAATGTATAGGTCATTATTACCAGAAAGCTCTACAGAAAAAGCTTGTCCAGCAGAAAGACGGTAGCCATAGTTAGAACTGGTAACACCAACTCCACCAATATAAACATATCCAGTGGTACCAACATGCTGAATTGTAATGTCATAGCCAGCATCAAGGCCTGGAGTTATCTTTAGGGACCCTGTGCCAATTGTAAATTTTTCGTGAATCGGAGCTGTCATAATTTAGATTTCCTTCTAATTGTTAAAAGATGTTCCAGACATCCCAGTTTTTACCAATTGTAGCAGGATCCATAGTCTTGATCCCATGCTCAGAATACGCACGACGCATAGTAGCGTTATTATCAATTGCTAATGACACAGACCCCTTTAGGCGTTGAGCAACTTGTGCTTTAAACTTAGCAGCATTGGCAGAAGAATATGGATTCATAATAAGTCTAGAATACTTTACTCCAGCTGCTCTTAGTGCTCTAATGGTTTCTGGTCTTTGAGATTGTGGTCTACCAGTGACAATTATTTTATCTCCAGGAAGGGAGTTAACGTAATCAATAGTACGCTTAATTGGTTGTGTACCGTTGCGAAGCAGGGTATCATCAATATCTACAATAATTGCCATAGAGTAAGTATATCATGGATATGCTATACTAGAAGGTATGAATTGTCCTATTTGTAATACTGCCATGGTAGAGATCTGGTATGGTCTACCAACTTCAGCTAAGATTGAGAAAGCCAGGAATGACGAAATCGTTCTTGGTGGCACCAATCGTAAGCCATATACTCACTACTGCAATGTCTGTCAGGAAACGTATCCTCAGACTAATGTGTCATTTTCTAATGAGTAGCGTGACAGCTACAAGAACATAAAACTACTGGATCTTTAATTGTTTTAATACATTGCTCATGGTGTCCAGTAGTACACCAACCAAACAGATTACTCATTTATAGATGAAGCATTAACCCTATTAATACCAGCAATGTATCCAGCTTTCCAAGCCTTCATTTCTTCAACTGTTGGGTTAGAAGCTAAAGCATCTAGCCAGATGCCCATATCTTTTTTAGCCTTAATAGCTACGTTATCAAGCATACGCTTAGTCTTACGCTTCTCATATCTATTCATCTATTGACTCTTCTTCCTGTTCAGGAACAGAGTTTTGCTCTGCATGTATGCCAGCCATTTTTGCCATGTCAGCCTCCCAGCTAGTTACAGTCGCAACGTAGTCACGAAACAGTTCTGTAAATTTTTCCATGTTCATAGTGTATCATTCCTCAGTAGTATTGTCAAGGTCTTGGACAAATTTGTCTAACTCTGCACGGTACATAAACATCTTCAGAATCTCAGATCCAAGAACCTTATATTCTATACCATCATACTTAAGGGTATACTCTCTATCTGGAAAGATGGGATAGTTAAACTTCATACCCAATTATATCATTAAGACTAATGCTTGACAAATGGTTCTGACCTCTGTATACTTGTTATATGATCTGTTGGTATTGTAATAAAGAGCTAGGGGATACTCCTAGTGTAACCTATTCTAAAAGAAAAGGCAACAAGACCCAACAGTTAACTGTTCATGGAAACTGCTATAGATCCATGCGTAAACAAAAGATAGGGTATAAAGTAATTGCCCCAGGAAGTGTATCACAATGAAACTACCTAAGATATTTAGCTGGCGATTACGCCTTGTTCAGTCAGGTTACGATATGGGCTGGAACCATGGTTATGAAGCTGGGAAGATTGAAAGACAGAATGAAATTGTAGACCTATTGTCATACAAGATTGAGTCAGTTGACTGGCTACGAGAAGAGCCTATCAACATTAATGATGTTGTCCCATTAGTAAAGAATCACAAGATTAATCAAGAACCTATTGGATGGAAGTAATGCAACTACTACAGCGTAATAAACCTACCACTCTCGTATGTACAGCTAATACTGAATATGAGATGGAGTGGGATAGTGAAGAGCCACTATTTCTAATAGAGCACAATGATAAGATAATCAAGGAGCTTGAGGGTCAGGGGTATCAAATGCATCCCTTAGTACCAGAAATCATAGTATGGAGCAAGTCCTTAGACTTTAAAACTACATACGTAGCACGTAAAGAAGACTTTGACGAAATGGAGATGTTTTAATGTTTTATAGTTATAAACCTATTACCGTGGCAGAATTAATTGCCAAACTAAGTGATCTGCCACAAGACGCTCACGTTGTTGTATCTAATGGTGATAGCGAATGGGGCGGAACACACCATAGCCATGTTTACGATATTGGTCTTGGTAGTCGTAATGACAAGCCATTGGTATTTATTCACGATGGCCTGTGCAAAGATGACTGGTATGAAGAAGATAGCTGGGATGATGAAGGGGATGAAGATGAAGAATAATATTTCTATTAAGACAGTTAATGTTTCAGCATATGAACTTAGATATCCACCATATACAGACAACCTTGGCTTTCCTCCACTACAATTAGAATATATCTTAGTCGTAAATGGTGAAGAGATTCCAATCTCAAAGGATATGGCTTTTGGTATCGCTGGAGCACTTGACGAGTACAGGGAGCAGGTTCGTAATGAATTTGAAGAAAAGAGATTCCCCTATACTTTTCACAAAACTTTTGGGGCACACGAAGGAACAGACAAATGAAAACACAATTTGACATTGAAGACTATCTAGACTATCTAACTAACCACCTACGCAAGACCCTTACCAAAGATTTCGGGGCAGATGGTGGACACATAGTAGATCTACTATCTAATACAACTACACAAATAGATGCTATCTTTTACTGGATGGCTGATTATCCTGGGGAAGTTAAATGAGCGGATTTCAAAAAAGAGTAGCATTGCTTGAAAAGTGGGCACCAAGTCTATTGCCAAAGCTAAGGGATATTGACGACATGGCTGAAATTATCCTAGACGTTTGGGATGAAGCAGAGGCACATACTGAGGAACGCATTATTAAGTTGCTAGACGAGTTTATTGAAAACAGCGATTTACCAGAAGTTGTAGACCGTTTGGAATGGCTTAAAGGCAGTATCAAAGGAAAAACAAATGAGCCTGACTGAATACAGGGTTGGCGATAAGGCTATTTGGAATGCTGGGCGTGAGTATGAACAGGAACGCATTATCAAGTTGCTAAAGCGACTATGGGAAAAGACTCAAGGAACAGATTTGCCAGCAGTAGTTGTTTTGCCTGAAGCAATCGAACTTATCAAGGGAGAAAACAAATGAGTGAAAAATGGAACATTGATTATGATAGCGGTTTTAACTCTGGTGCGGAGCATGAGCATAAAAAAATTATCAATATTTTAAAAGATAACTTTTCTTTTGCTATGGACTGCGAAACTCAAGAGTGCTTACAAAATGCGGCTAATTCAATTACTTGGAGCGAACGTTGGCAGTTATCTTTCAATCAACTTATCGAACTTATCAAGGGAGAAACTAATGAGCTTAGATAATTTCCAAGAGGCTATGGATAGATTGACTGAAAAGGTTGAGATGCAGGATACTACGCTTAAAGTTCTCTCTGAGGCAGCAGATCGTATTGAGGATAAGCTCAATATTGTGGATATACCATATGGACAACATCCACCACAGAGGTTTCGGGATATCTCTAACGGAGAATAAGTTCGGCGTAAAATTCGGCGGTAAATAAGAGTTTCTACAAGCCACAGGCTTGACATTCTCTAGTATCCCTAGTATAATTAATAAACAAAGCCAATATTAAATACATTTAAGGAAAATACACATGGCAACTGAAGCACAACTAAAAGCAATTAATACTGATTATGAAGTTGAATTTCAACACACAGTAAACATGATTCAAGAGAAGATCAATTTCTTGCTTGATCTATATAACAAAGACAATCTATCACCTTTTGATATGTATCGTAATCTATCAGCAGTAAAATGGCTTGATAGTGCATTAGAGGGTAATGTTGAGGTTATTCAGTTAACCCTAGAAAGAAAGAAACAAAAGGCTAACGCCTAAAACTTTCGGGGAATCAAGAGGAAGCTTCATAATCCCTAGTATAAGATATAAGAATTAACCCTAGTCATAATACACTTTGATTGGGGTTTTTTCATAGGTCTTTGTCACAGGTTAGACAGAATGCTTTTCTATCAAAGCCATCTACTATATATGCTATAAAGTGATAACCCATAGCACATTTGATCTTATATTTGATATAGCTGAATATCCACATATACCAAGTATACAGCATCAGAGCTGATCTAAATACCCTGAAAAGTTATACACATATAGCTAAAAGTTATCCACAAGTTTATCTTACTGAATAATTATCTAGATAGACGTAAAGTGGAGATATATGGGAGATAGTGGATAATAATACATTATACTATAGGCCGATCGTAATGTCAAGCTTTTTATACCCATATCCATAAATACTTTTATCCCCAAATCCCCTATCACATTTATCCTGATTTGTCAAGTTTTTATTATATTTATCTACAAATTATCCTATTATCTATACAAATCTAGGGAAAAATAGATCATATCGTAATGTTTTTATATCAGACATATCTACCTATGTGTTATTACTTATACTAGGGGGAAGTGTATAGATTGTTTGTATACCCTGCCTTCGGCAGCTGGCTATGCCAGGTATATGTTTATCTTAGTATGCTCTATCAAATTGGCATATCAAAAATTGGGGGTATTTAATGTATGATCGTAATGTCTCTAGTAGTATATACACCATAGTAAAGTATAAGCTTATATGTTTATATAGGGGATATTTGTATATGATCGTAATACCCTGGAGATCTGGGAAAAATACTTGACTTTCGTAATGTCTGAGAATCTGGGAAAAATACTTGACTTTCGTAATGATGTTTGGTATAATTCAATTTGGGTCGGCCACAGCTAGCCGCTTTTGTCAAGCGACTCTCTGCGGATCCCTTTACTCTTCTTCTGTGATAGCGGAAAGACCTAGCAATTCATCTAGGTTATCGAAACCATTATCCTCAACATCTAATGCTGTGATAAGCAAATCGAAAGTTTCACCTATGAACGCAGTTGCTTTTGGTGAAGTATCTACAATGTCATTCGCAATAGCATAGGCAAGTGGCAAACCTAAGTCGTTGTATTCAATGAAGTCAATGAAGTCCTCATCTTGACGATAGTTGAGCCATAGTTCTGCTAGGATACTAACCTGATTAGCAAAAGGTGTCGTGGCTGATTCTGTCATAGTTGCTTTCCTTTTCTTGTTCTGCTGATTCAATGATAATGGATAAACGCCTGTAAGTCAAATTAGGGTGATTACGAGCCAGATAGATTCCAACCTTATCCAAATCTAATCTTACATCTGATACAATGTGCGATAACTTTTCTGCTATCTTTTCTGCTTCTGTTTTTACTTTACGCATTTGTTTCCCTTATTCAGTTATGGACATCTATTGTATCAAAAGTGGAAGGAGAAGTCAAGACCTGCGAGAATCTTGACCTCCCCCACTTTGCACACAGGCAACCCCTTACCTTGTGCGATTGACAGGGAGCGAACTCAACCCATCAAGTTTATTTAGTTATGCTACTTTCTGTCCCTTACGCAATGTAGCAAGACTAATAGAATCAATAAACTTTCCATTACGACGATATACGATTCGCTCTGAAGTTCCATAGCGTGTGTTCCATACTTCTAGATACGGTACCACTGGTCCCATGGCCTTGCCCTTTTTGGTCAACTTGGTTAGACGCTTTGGTTGTGCTTTACGTGCCTTTGGAAATACTGCCATTTTATGTCTCCTTATAAATTATTGGGTTATAGTTGTTGCTATTCTATTATTTCATATTTAGTTGTGTTTGTCAATACCTAAAATAAAACTTCTTCGTGATAGACAGGTAACCCATAAAAGATACTCTTCAGTCTATCGCTAAGCAATGTGTCTTTATCAGCTAAGAAACCATTCAGGCCATACCATAGGTCTGGTTCATGGTTCTGGAAGTATGGGTCATTGTTGATAAGATTATTAGACTCAGTAGGAGTTAGTTCAATTGGTGCCCCTAGTTCTTCGTGCGTCGTTGCTCCTTGGTATGAGTTCACCTGATAGATGTGAATGTACCATGGGCCTCCGTACTCATACTCATCTTCAGCATTCAGTAGTTCACGTTGGAAGATATTGAGATCGTAGTCAAATTCAGTACCCATTAGTCTTGCTCCTCAATCTCTAGCCATTGAAACGTTTCGCCATCTTCAGTATACTGCGACATGTTTGTTAGTTCTTGCAACCACCCTTGGTCAACAAGTAGTATTACTTTATACTTTTTCATATTAGTACCAAGCCTCTCCTGTGTGGTCTTCACAGCCACAGCAGTTCAAACAATACCCATTCTGCTTATCACAGCGGAATACATCCATAATTAGTTCACCGTCTAGAGTCTCTGCTTCACCACATGCTTCACAGCATTCTGGAGACATCTCTAAGTCAATCTCATAGGAGGTTGAATCTATCCACGGTACTTCAGTAATAAAATAACCAATACGATTCACATAGTGGAATCCTTCGACAGTCACAGTTCCACCGTCAGTATTTAGATAAGTCCAGATGTTATTAGGCTTGGCTTTCATAACAAACTCTAGTTCTTCCCCATACGTCTCAAACATTTGTTGGTCAGGGTCATTACTAAACTTATTAGGCTCAGGCTTGAATTGCTCTACAAACTCTGACCAAGTTAGCGATAGTTCGTTAGTAGTCATTGGGTTCCTATCTTAGAAGTGGAAGTCTTTGGGTTATAAAAGTAGTCTACAGGTTATTTCTCTTTTTGTCAAGACTTATTTCTAAATTTAATTAGGGCTTCCTTCTTGCATACCTTGCAATCCAGCTGTCCAGTTTTCTTATTTATATAATCTCTCTTATGTCCTCTTTTGCAATACTCTTTACGCTTATACTCATACTCATATAGGTTGCGTCTTCTAGAGTTCTCACCCTTAGTGACTGCTTCTAAATGTTTTGGATTAACGCAAAGGGTATTATTACAGAGATGATCAATAGTTAAATCATTTAGTACTTGTCCTGTATAGTATTCATAAGAGAATCTGTGTGCTTTATTACCATGTTCATGCCTAAACATTCCATACCCTGCCCAGGTGCTGGCTATCCAATTCCAACATCCAGACACTGGGTCTACGGTATACTTAGATGTAAATCTGTCTATTATTTCCATAAGTATATTGTACCATAACTATTCATTTCTAAAAGTGCATATCACAAGGCACTAGATACCATGAATCGTCAAGCGTGTCAAGAACCCATTTAGGATTTGTTGACCAGTTGCTTAGGTCATAGAAGTATGAGTTCATATCCCATTTACCCTGCAACCATTCCCCATAGAAACATCATTTGTTCTCTCCCTTGATAAGAGCAATCAGATGTTCTCCGTACCAGTTTTCAAAGTCTCCACAGGTGCAGCCAACAAAACCACCTTCAATACCTGCTTCTGGCTCATGCGACTCCATCAGTCCAAAAATGCGTTCACGCTCATTGGTAATTGTCTTAGCTTTATATTTTGCTAACCAAAGGTCAAACATTCGGTTTGCGTAAGTGCTATCTACTCTTTCGGCTGAGTATGCGTCACGCACATCTGCTGTTTTTGGTATAAGGTCACTCATTTTGTTTCTCCCTTGATAAGTTCAAGTGCTAGGTTGATGCCGTCTTTAAGCGACCAAGCACCATCTTCTTCATAGTAGGCACCCTCAATGCTTTCTAAAAGTTTGATAATCCGCTCCTCGGCGTGTTTCACACCTAACTGAAACTCTGATACCCCACAACATTCGCAAGGTTCGGTGAACTCTTTTGGTGGGTTATTGATGATGTTGTAAATGTGTGTGTCTTTGTTGTTGTTATTTATACTCATTTCTTTTCCTCCGCTTTCCAGGTATCAATAAGGTCAATTGCCTCACAAAAACAAAAACCCTTTGTGTTGTGAGTTCCAATTGTGCATTTGTTATTTTCTCGTAGCATTGCCATCAATTCCTCCTTGGCATACTCTGTGCCATTGAAAAACCCTGTATTGTATTCAGCCTCAATTGCTTTGCCAATTACTTTGTTTTGTTCTTTTGTAAACTCAGACATTTGTTTTCTCCTTACGGTAATCCATCCACTTGAAAAGCAGAATCAGCGGTGAAGCAAGGTATAGCCCTGCAACCATTCCCCATAGAAATGTCATT